GTGGCATATCTACAACATCAATAAGCACTGGAGCAGCTTATGTAACGTCCCTTACAGTTGGTTCTGAGTCGGATGGTGGAGCCCTGAATATTGGTGGACTTGCTAGTTTACTAGGTGGCATATCTACAACATCAATAAGCACTGGAGCAGCTTATGTAACGTCCCTTACAGTTGGTTCTGAGTCGGATGGTGGAGCCCTGAATATTGGTGGACTTGCTAGTTTACTAGGTGGCATATCTACTACGAGCATAAGCACTGGAGCAGCCTATGTAACATCTCTTACAATTGGATCTGAATCGGATGGTGGAGCCTTGAATATTGGTGGACTTGCTAGTTTACTAGGTGGCATATCTACTACGAGCATAAGCACTGGAGCAGCTTATGTAACGTCCCTTACAGTTGGTTCTGAGTCGGATGGTGGAGCTTTGAATATTGGTGGACTTGCTAGTTTACTAGGTGGCATATCTACCACAAGCATAAGCACTGGAGCAGCCTATGTAACATCTCTTACAGTTGGTTCTGAGTCGGATGGTGGAGCCTTGAATATAGGTGGACTTGCTAGTTTGCTAGGTGGCATATCTACAACATCAATAAGCACACAAAATGCATATATAAATAACTTAACTTTAACTGGGATATTTAATCCAACTGGTGGCATATCTACAACATCGATAAGCACTGGAGCAGCTTATGTGACGTCCCTTACAGTTGGTTCTGAGTCGAATAAAGGATCTCTGAATATAGGTGGACTTGCTAGTTTACTAGGTGGCATATCTACAACATCGATAAGCACTGGAGCAGCATATGTTACATCTCTTACAATTGGATCTGAATCGGATGGAGGAGCTCTGAATATAGGAGGACTTGCTAGTTTACTGGGTGGTATTTCAACAACATCGATAAGCACCCAAAATGCATATATAAATAATTTAACTTTAACAGGTTCATTTAATCCAACTGGTGGCATATCTACAACATCGATAAGCACTGGAGCAGCCTATGTTACATCCCTTACAGTTGGTTCTGAGTCGGATGGTGGAGCTCTGAATATTGGAGGATTAGCTACATTAGGCGGTGGTATATCAACAACCTCAATAAGTTCACAAAATGCATTTATTTCATCTTTAACAGTAAATGCACTAACAATCGGCCCCTCCTTAGGATTTTTAAATATGGGTGATATAATTACAACCTCAATAAGCACAAATATGATAAATACAAGTTCTATAACAACATCTACAATAAATCTTAACACCCTGAGTGGATCTTCTGGTATTTTTTCTACCATCAGCACAAATAGCTTATTTGGTGGAGGAATACAAGTAAGTTCAGTGCAATCTGGAGTCTTAAGTTCTTATATTGTTATGACAAGTAGTTTAACAAGTTCAAATGTATATGTAACTAATATTTATGCAAATGACGGAACTAATACAGGAATTATAAACATAATTGCAAGTAGTTTGAATGCTTCCCAAGCAGTTTTTATTCAAGTTCTAGCAAGTTCTTTTGTTGGAAATCTTTCTGGTCAAAATATTTTAACAATTGGATCTTATTAAAAAAAATTCATTATATAGAAAGATGGCAGTGATAACAATGTCAACTACAACAATTGCAGCAACTGCGTCAGTTGCATTAATTTCTAGTATGAATGTTACAAACGTTATTAAACAAGTAAATCTTCCAGCATGGACACCTGGTAAATTTATTTATGTTATGGATCAAAATGGTGGCGCTACAGCAAGTCCGTTTGCTATTGCAACAGGAAGTTATTCAACAATTATTGTTGGTACTGCAGCAACAATAATTTATCAAGGAGGAGGTGGCGGTGCTGCATCTACCTTTCCTGCTGGTATAAATCGTAATTTTGGATCAATGGCTTTTGTTGCTGGTGGAACAACAACAGTATCTGCAACTCCAACTCAATACTGGTATTGTGTTGTCAATGAAGGCGGACAGGATATTTTTGCTAACATTACTGCATCAGGTTATGTTAGCACTCTCAGCAGTTATTCAGTATACATTAGCACAACGCAAATTGATGCTGGAATAGTTAAGACTGGTAATTTACAACTAACTGGATCATTATCTCTTGGTGGCGGTGTATCTACAACAACTATAAGCACCAATGATGCATACATTCAAAATCTAACTGTAGGTAATGCATCTGATGGAGGATCTTTGAATATGGCAGGCTTGGTAACTGCTGGTGCGGGCTTATCTACCACTTCGATTAGCACACAGAATGCATATATAGCTGCTACTCTTACAGCTGGTGGTACGACTGTTACTTCTATTAGCAATAGTGGTGTGCTAAATCAAGGCGGTCTAACTACACTTTATGCTGGCTTATCCACAACGTCAATTAGCACGCAGAATGCATATATTACCAATTTGACTGTTGGAGCTGAAAGTGATCAAGGAAGCTTATCAACAAATACTCTTACAACGACTGGTCAAACAACACATCAAGCAAACGTAGCTATAACAGCAGGTGGTTTGAATGTTGGTGGCCTATCACTTCTGTCAAACGGATTATCTACAACTTCAATTAGCACGGGTGCAGCCTATGTAACAGCTTTTACTGTAGGTTCCATTAGCAATGCTGGTGCACTCAATCAAGCTGGTTTAACTACACTTTATGGTGGCGTATCTACAACTTCGATTAGCACAAGTGCAGCCTATATAATAAATCTTACAGCTGGTGCTACGACTGCTACTTCTATTAGCAATAGTGGGGCACTCAATCAAGCTGGTTTAACTACACTTTATGGTGGCTTATCTACAACTTCGATTAGCACAAGTGCAGCCTATATAATAAATCTTACAGCTGGTACTACGACTACTACTTCTATTAGTAATAGTGGGGCGCTAAATCAAGCTGGTTTAACTACACTCTATGCTGGCTTATCTACAACTGCGATTAGCACGGGTGCAGCCTATGTAACAGCTTTTACTGTAGGTTCCATTAGCAATGCTGGTGCACTCAATCAAGGTGGTTTAGCTACACTCTATGCTGGCTTATCTACAACTTCGATTAGCACAAGTGCAGCCTATGTAACATCTTTTACTGTAGGTTCCATTAGCAATGCTGGTGCACTCAATCAAGGCGGTTTAACTACACTCTATGCTGGCTTATCTACAACTTCGATTAGCACGCAGAATGCATATATTGCCAATTTGACTGTTGGAACTGAAAGTGATCAAGGAAGCTTATCAACAAATACTCTTACAACGACTGGTCAAACAACACATCAAGCAAACGTAGCTATAACAGCAGGTGGTTTGAATGTTGGTGGTCTATCACTTCTTTCCAATGGAATATCTACAACTGCAATTAGCACAGGTGCAGCTTACATGACTAACTTAGATAGTTCAGTAGCACGTATAGATGGAACAAGCACAAACGGTATAAGTTCAGGATCTATTTATGCAGGTGCATTATCTTTTGCAATTGCATCTTATTAAGATATAAATTCAGTAAAAATATATAATTTCAATCACGTATCATGTTTGAAATTTTTATTTTTAATATAACTATAAGCAGGGATGTCAGGTTCAATCACTGCCGTAACAATTGCAAATACTGCAACAGTTGCTTTAGTTGCAGCTGCTGGCAGTGCTAGCACTATAAAACAAGTTATGTTACCGCTTTGGTCTCCTGGAAAATTTATATATGTCGCTGATTGCAACGGTTCATCTCAAACATATCCTATAGCAATTGTTCCAAATAGCGGTGATTCTGTAGCTACACCAATTAATGGCCTAAATCCAATTACAATAACTGCATCTGCAGGATTTTTTTCTACTTTTAAAGCGGGTATTAATATATCACGTGGTTCAATTGCATTAGTTGCAGGTGGCACAAGTGGTGGAACACAATCCTGGTTTGTTGTTAATAATAATTCAGGACAAAGTGCATTTATAAATATAAGTTCAGCTTCTGTAAGTTCGGGACAAGGATACATAGGAAGTTTATCAACTGCAACTCTTACAACGACTGGTCAAACAACTCATCAAGCAAACGTATCTATAACAACAGGTGGCTTAAATGTTGGTGGCGTATCACTTCTTTCTAACGGCTTATCTACAACTTCAATTAGCACAGGTGCAGCCTATATAACAGCTCTTACAGTTGGAAGTGCTACAGGAACATTTGCAGGAACTTTCTCAGGTAATGGAGCTGGTCTTACAGGAGTTATTGTAACTGGAACAACAGTTCCGCCTATTCTGAGCACAACTTTAATGAGCACAGGTTTACTTACAGCATGTAATGTCAGTGCAAATTCATTATCTGTAAATATAGGATTTATTTCATCATTAACAGTGAATGCGCTTACATTGGGTGCTACAAGTGGATATATAAATATGGGTGATATTATTGCAAATTCTTTAAGCACATATTCAATATATACAAGTTCTTTAACAACAACAACATTTACTCCTCAAAGTGTTGTAGTTGCCGGATTTGGTATATCAACAACTTCTATTAGCACACAGAATGCATATATTACCAATTTGACTGTTGGAGCTGAAAGTGATTCTGGAGCTTTATCAACAAATACTCTTACAACGACTGGTCAAACAACTCATCAAGCAAACGTAGCTATAACAACAGGTGGTTTGAATGTTGGTGGCTTATCACTTCTGTCAAACGGATTATCTACAACTTCAATTAGCACGGGTGCAGCATATATAACAAATCTTACAGCTGGTGCTACGACTGCTACTTCTATTAGTAATAGCGGTGCACTCAATCAAGCTGGTTTAACTACACTTTATGGTGGCTTATCTACAACTTCTATTAGCACAAGTGCAGCCTATATAATAAATCTTACAGCTGGTGCTACGACTACTACTTCTATTAGCAATAGTGGGGCACTCAATCAAGCTGGTTTAACTACACTTTATGGTGGCTTATCTACAACTTCAATTAGCACGGGTGCAGCATATATAACAAATCTTACAGCTGGTGCTACGACTGCTACTTCTATTAGTAATAGCGGTGCACTCAATCAAGCTGGTTTAACTACACTTTATGGTGGCTTATCTACAACTTCTATTAGCACAAGTGCAGCCTATATAATAAATCTTACAGCTGGTGCTACGACTACTACTTCTATTAGTAATAGTGGGGCACTCAATCAAGCTGGTTTAACTACACTTTATGGTGGCTTATCTACAACTTCAATTAGCACAAGTGCAGCATATATAATAAATCTTACAGCTGGTGCTACGACTACTACTTCTATTAGCAATAGTGGGGCACTCAATCAAGCTGGTTTAACTACACTTTATGGTGGCTTATCTACAACTTCTATTAGCACAAGTGCAGCCTATATAATAAATCTTACAGCTGGTGCTACGACTACTACTTCTATTAGCAATAGTGGGGCGCTAAATCAAGCTGGTTTAACTACACTCTATGCTGGCTTATCTACAACTTCGATTAGCACACAGAATGCATATATTACCAATTTGACTGTTGGAACTGAAAGTGATTCTGGAAGCTTATCAACGAATACTCTTACAACGACTGGTCAAACAACACATCAAGCAAGCGTAACTATTACAACAGGAGGCTTGAATGTTATTGGTCTATCACTTCTGAGCAATGGACTATCAACCACTTCAATTAGCACGGGTGCAGCCTATGTAACTGCTCTTACAGCTGGTGCTACAACTGCTACTTCTATTAGTAATAGCGGTGCACTCAATCAAGCTGGTTTAACTACACTTTACGGTGGCTTATCTACAACGGCAATTAGCACAAGTGCAGCCTATGTAGTCAATTTAACTACATTAACTTCAATTAGCAATGCTGGTGCACTCAATCAAGGTGGTCTAACTATACTGTATGGTGGCTTATCTACAACTTCAATTAGCACAGGCTCAGCCTATGTAAATGCTTTGACTGCTGGTTCTATACTATCATTAACTCTTAGCACAGGTTTTATATCGGCTTCAAATACAAGCACAAATAATCTTTCCGCTAACATCGCATTTGTTTCCTCGTTAATAGTAAATTCATTGCAAATTGGCACAACTGCAGGTTTTACTTCTATGGGTGATATTATTACAACTTCAACAAGTAATACAGGAGTATTTAACCAAGTTGGTGCGTTTACAGTCTATTCAACATCATTAGCAACTTTTCAAGGTGGTATATCAACAACTTCGATTAGCACGCAGAATGCATATATTACCAATTTGACTGTTGGAACTGAAAGTGATTCTGGAAGCTTATCAACGAATACTCTTACAACGACTGGTCAAACAACACATCAAGCAAACGTATCTATCACAACAGGAGGCTTGAATGTGGGTGGTCTATCACTTCTTTCCAATGGAATATCTACTACTTCAATTAGCACAGGTGGAGCATATGTAACTGCTCTTACTGTAGGTTCTATTAGCAATGCTGGAGCACTAAATCAAGGTGGTTTAACTACACTTTATGGTGGCTTATCTACAACGGCAATTAGCACAAGTGCAGCCTATATAATAAATCTTACAGCTGGTACTACAACTGCTACTTCTATTAGCAATAGTGGGGCGCTAAATCAAGCTGGTTTAACTACACTTTATGGTGGCTTATCTACAACGTCAATTAGCACACAGAATGCATATATTACCAATTTGACTGTTTCAGCCGAAACAACGGGAACTCTTACAACGACTGGTCAAACAACACATCAAGCAAACGTATCTATTACAACAGGAGGCTTGAATGTGGGTGGTCTATCACTTCTAAGCAATGGACTATCAACCACTTCAATTAGCACGGGTGCAGCCTATGTAACTGCTCTTACAGCTGGTGCTACAACTGCTACTTCTATTAGCAATAGTGGGGCACTCAATCAAGCTGGTTTAGCTACTCTCTATGCTGGCTTATCTACAACATCAATTAGCACACAAAATGCATATATTACCACTTTGACTGTTTCAGCCGAAACAACGGGAACTCTTACAACGACTGGTCAAACAACACATCAAGCAAACGTAGCTATTACAACAGGTGGTTTGAATGTTGGCGGCGTATCACTTCTAAGCAATGGACTATCAACCACTTCAATTAGCACGGGTGCAGCCTATGTAACTGCTCTTACTGTAGGTTCCATTAGCAACGTATCAAATATATATGCAAGCAATATAACGTCTTTAGCTGTGTCATCCATTACAATTAGCACAAATACAATGAATGCAGGAACAGTATCGGGCTCAAATGCAACAACAATAAATATTTGCAATTTTACTGGCACAAGTCTAGCAAGTTCAAATATAATAACAGGCACTTCTGGTATTTACTATAATCTTGTCAATTCAGCCTTTTCAAATTGTTATATTCCAACAAGTGCAGGAAATGGATGGTATTTTGTTTTACGAAATAATACATCCGCTTTCCTAAGTATTTCAACCGCAAATTTAGCAATTAATTATTCGGGATATTTCCCAATTCCTCCTTCTAACAGTGTTACAATTCTTTATAGTGCAGGTAATGGATGCAATAACTATGTATTCTTTTAGCCCTATTTTAATATCCGAGTTAGAATTTTTAGTTAATAATATGAATTTCTTTTAGGAATCCATATTAATGGCTGCACCAACAGATAAATCTAAAACTATATTTAATTTTGATCCAAGAAGTATTCCCGGTTGTAAACTTTGGTTAGACGCAGCTGATTGGTATACTATTTGCAACAATCCTAGCGTAACATTGGGATATACAAGTGGACCTGGAAGTGCATATCTCAGTAGTTGGAAAGATAAATCTATTTATTCGACTGCTGTTACTTTTTATCCATACATTCAATTCCGAGAAAATGTAACATCTGTGTATCCTAGCAATGCGTCCGCTTTAACAGGCAATTATATTCAAGTTGGTGTTGATTCTCGAAAGACAGTAAATCCCTATTTCAACATATTTATTGTTTATAATCGCAATTCAGCAACCGATCAAGGTGGTCTTTGGGGTGGCTTAGATGGAACTGCCTACGTTGATTCACGATACCAATATTTATGTAATACAACAAATAATTACGGAGTTACTACTGGATCATATAGTTTTTCAACCATATCTGGATTAAATACAACAAACACAATATTATATTCTGCAAATCTAGCCTATGATAACTTAAATACCTTATCAAAAGTTTATGTAAATGGTGTCTTATCTGCAAGTTTCGTAGAAGGATATGCATCTTACGCTGGCTCAGATACTAATACATATTTGGCAAATATTTCCTGTAATACATCTTCACAGGGAAATAAGATTTTTATAAATGAAGTTTTAATCTACACAACTCCAATGACTGATTCCGAACGAATTCAAGTGGAAGGGTATTTAGCCTATAAATGGAAATTGACACTGCCTGTAACTCATCCGTATTATTATGTTCCACCCATGAATCGTTATTTAACTCCAAATGATCTAGAATACCTACCAATTGCGTGGTTTGATGCGGCTGATCTAAGAACGCTTAATGGATATGATCCCGCCACAAGAAAACTTCCTCTTAGTTATAATGGAGCAACTTGCAATATAAGCGGTGTTTCTGGCACAAGTAATTATTCAACAGGCGTTTTATCATATTGGGTTAATAAAGGAATAAGTCGAGCTGATGCACAATTAAATACGTATGGTTATGGAACTGGATATACTTTGCCAAAAATAAATACGAATGCTCTTAATGGATTAACTGCTGTTAGTTTTAGCACGACAGATACATTAAATACAATTCCATTTCCAATGAGTGCATATGGAAAAACATGGTGTAGCTTGCTTCGCATTGATGGAGATATGTCCCACAATGTTCACAGCTATTCCGGTGAAATAGCTCAAGTATACGATTTATCTGGCTCGGGAATAGGAACAGGTGCTCAAACAACTGATTATAATTTTGCGGGTGGTCAAGGTGCAGGCGCTGGTATAAGTTTTAACTCAAATGATCAAGCGTATTCTTATATTGCAGGACCTGGTGCAAATCCATATATAAAAGCAACTTTTACTGGAACAAATCCTTGCAATGTATGGTTGAATTTTTGTGCAGTTCAAGATTGTTTTCAAAGCACAAATAATGTTGTTACTCTTGATGGAAATGTATTGACATTAAGCACGAATACACAGGGTCCTCCTAATTACAGCCAAAATTATGATACTCTAGCTATGCATATTTCTCAAATTGATGCAACTACAAACGGTATTCCCAATACATTTGCTGAAATCTGTTTGTATGATGGAGTTCTTTTACCCAATGATAGACAACGTATGGAAGGATATTTCTCTTGGAAATGGAATCGTCAAAGCAGCTATTCTATCAATCATCCTTTCGCATATTTTCCACCTTCGATTCCAATCCTCAATAATCCATTACAACTAAGCAATTTAACACTTTGGTTAGATGGAAATTCACTTGCAAATACTTCACCATCGTCTCCATTTTCATTCTATTCTGTGCCTTCTGGTGCAACTTCATATTATATGACTGGACCTGGTAGTATATCTAATAATGTATTGAATGGAATGAGTGCTCTATATACTTCAGGAACATGGTATTCAACTACACTACCTAGCTCAGAATTTACTCTGTTTACTCTTGCAAAACAAATTACAACTGGTCTTACATTTGCAAGTATAGATAATGGTTATGTTTTTGGATATTCAAATTCAAATCAAGCTTTATGTAAGGCAGGGGGCGGCACATTTTCAACTGCAACGATTACGACAGATTCACTATGGTCAATTCAATCATTTGGAATTAACTCAACCGGATATGGGTTTTTAAACTGGAATGGATGCAATCAAGTTAATTTTTCAACCGCGTTTTCAAATATGTCGCAGTTATATTTTAATCAATGCAACTCTGGAACATCATTGGTTGCGGAAGTGGCCCTTTTTCAGAGAGCACTCAGTATTTCAGAAGTGTATCGCATGGAGGGATATTTAGCCTGGAAATGGGGATTAGTAAGTAATTTGCCAGTTTGGCATCCTTATTCATCCTTTCCTCCAAGCGTTCAAAACGGCATTCCTGTTTATCATCCTGCTGGAGCTATGTCTGGGGGAGGTGGATCTGGTTCTGGTTCTGGTTCTGGATCGGGCACAGGCACGGGTGGTGGTGGTGGCACAACCTATACATGGTATACAACCGGATCTAGTCAAACATGGACTGCGCCGGCCGGTGTTTATTCTGTTGCTGTTGTATTATATGGTGCAGGTGGAGGTAGTGATACTTCTGGAGGTTCAGGTGGATCAGGAAGTCTTGTTTCTGGCACTCTATCAGTAACACCTTCTTATTCGTATACATTAATCGTCGGAGGTGCTGGTGGAGGCTCCTATTCTGGATATGGAGGTGGAGGAGCAAGTGGTGGCGGAACACAAGGAGTAGGTGGTGGACGCAGTGCTATTATTTATAGTGGAACTGAATTGGCAGTTGCTGCAGGTGGTGGAGGTGCAGCAGGTATTTACTCAGGAGGTAAAGGCGGAGGATCAACAGGTGGAACACCTACTGTAGGAAATGGAACTGCACCAACAGGAGGATCAACTTCAGGTGGTTCAGGAGGTATCTATTCTTTTAAAGGAACATTTTATGGTGGTAACGGAAGTAGCAATGTTGGCGGCAATGCCAGAACAAGTGGAACAGCGTATGGTGGTGGTGGTGGTGGTAGTGGATATTATGGAGGTGGCGGTGGATCAACAGGCAGTCAAGGTGGTGCTGGTGGCTCCGATTATACAGGAGGATTATCTGGAACAATTGTTTCAAGTCAAGGAAGTGGTTCAGCTCCAGGAACGGATGGTTATATCACGCTAACTTATTAGTAATGCATCTCCATAAAATTGTTATATTTGGTAAGCGTAAATATCTATTTCTAAATTCTTTGTATTTAGCAATAGATGTTCAAAGTGGGTGTCTTTGCATTTTTAGTTGGAATGGCAAATTCTACAATTGTTTCTGATTCTGGATATAATTGTGCTACTAGCAAGAATAATATAACTACACCTCAAGCTGCTGCTATAATTCCTCTCGGTTGCAGCCAGAAAGCTGATTGGAATGGTAGATTTAGCACATGGTGTCTAGTAAATGGATCTGCTGGAACCTATCAGTCCGGTTTCGGCTACACGGATACTTGCGCGACGGCTTCAATTATGCCTTCTCTACCAACTAGTTCCCTATATACTGGACAAGTGCTAAATGTATCATGGACAACTCAAAATATCAAAGCACCAGAAACAATAAGCATATCTTATGGCGGCAAAACTCTTGGTTCATCACCAGTAACAACTGGCTTTTTCCAAACGACTCTTGCAGGAAATGCTCTTCAAATTACAAATGGATCATTAACGATTTCTACTACAAATCCCCTCATTCAAGCAAATATTAGCGGATTTTCGGTTGGAACGAGCAAAATTGTTTCAATCTGGCTTTTCACAACAGCAGGACCTATTCTATCTGGTGCAACTGTCCCGTGTGGACAAAACTTTACTGTTATCTGGAACTCTGTTGGAATGGCTTCTGTAGGAACAGCTTCAATTACAATTACTTCCAGCTCCGGAGGTGGAGGAGGTGGCGGAACAACTATTGGAACCGCAGTCACAGGAGTTTTAGTAAATGCTACAGGTAATAATACTGCATCCTATGTATGCCCTTCATCCTATTCTCCACCTGGATTTGGAAATTCATATACTGCAACAGTCGCAGTTGGAGCCTATACTTTAAAATCATTCACATTTAGTTTAGCTGCAGCTCCTTCTGTAACACCTACTGTAACGTCTGCACCCAGTCAAACACCTACACCCTCCTTATCATTTGGTGCAACGCCTTCCAATACTGGAACACCATCACCTTCACTTCCCTCTTCCCCTTCCCGATCTGTTACAAGTTCAATAACACCATCTGCAACGGTAACACCTTCAGTTACGGCGACTGTTAGTTTTTCAGGATCCCCTTCAGTAAGTCCATCTAACTCTGGAACACCTACACCTACACCTACTCCTAGAACAATTATTGATGGTTCAGCTATTTTAGCTGCTCAATCAACACAAAATACTGTCATGGCTGCTTCAATTGTAGGAGGTATTTTAGGATTAGTTTTAATTGCCTTTGTTTCTTACAGACTATACGAAAGAAAACAATTGCATGAACGTCGTGTTCGCCGTCTACGAACAGCAACTGGAACAAATATTCAAAGTCAACGACAAATTTATATTCAAACGGAGCATACTACAGTCCAGCCTAATTTTAGAATGTATCAGACGCATGTTCCGGGACGGAGCTTAAGGAGAAATCTTTCTTAGAACCTGGATGAATAAGATCTGGATTGAAATTATCCTTACCAACTTGTATTATTTGCACAGCCAATGTTCCATCCAGTTTATAATGGATACGATGAAGTGTGGGATCACTATAGAATTTTTTTGTTGGTTTCCAGCTAAAACATTCCAATAAAGACCCAAACACTTGAAGCGGATTTCCTGCAGGATCAATTAATACAAAATACTCCATTAAGTTTTCTTTTGAGAAAGAGCTCATATTTAAATGAAATGAAAACTAATTAAGAAAAGAAACTATAGAGATGCGCGGATCTGGTTCATACAACAGAAACTTTTCATTAAATGCAAATCCCCTTCAAAAACCTGTTGGTGGAATGAAAAAATTAGTTACAATTGTGGAAAGAGGTGGTTTAGATGATTTTCTTTATCCAGCTGATTCAAAATCAACTCTAGTTCAACCATGCTACCAGCAGTATCATCAATTTGCTTCTGAAGTTCTTGAAACAAATTACACTGGTCATGCTCAATGGGGTTCTGGACTTACAACCGTAAACGGAGCAGGTTCACGAATTACATTTACCGTTCCTGTTTCCGAGCATGCAGATCTCTTGCAGTGGTGTTGTTTAGTTCTTCAGCCCGGAACATGGATTCCTTCCTCTGTCATACCAGGACTTCTCCGTGATGATGCTCATGCTTTTGTTCCTCAGAATCCTAATTCATGTTGGACATGGATTGATCAACTTGGGCAGCATGCAATTGAGAAAGCGGAGTTAGAAGCGGGTGGTCTCGTAATTGATACTGTGGATGGAGATTGGGCTAACATATGCTCTCTAGCTTTTTTAACAAGTCAACAAAGAGCCGGTTGGACTGATAGCATTGTCGGAGGAAGTATTACAGGAACAGCTACTAGACAGCAACTTATTCAACCTACAGAAGATGGAAATATTTATCTATGGCTTCCTTTCTGGTTTGCTCGGCGAAAGAATACAGGTTTTCCCCTAGCTTCCTTGCAGAATCAACCTTTACGGATTCATATCACTTTGCGTAAGTTTACGGATGTTGTTCGAATGGTTGGAATGCCTCGATCTACATGTGATTCGTCGCCTCTTGGCACAATTGTTTCCTATACAGATGAATCTCTTCCACACACAAATACGAGCACATGGACAAACCTTGCAACTGTGCCAGCTTTGGCTAATGCCCAAATGATCTTTGGTGTCACCTATCTAGCAGATGAATTGCGATATGCGTATCGTTTTCAGCCACATGAGATCATGATTGAACAAACAATTAGGATGCATTTTGCGGAACCCCTCAAATATGCTGTGGGTCCTGCAACCGCAAATTCTATTCAAATTGCTTTACCGCTAACTTCTTTTAATAATCCTGTTCGTCGCATATTCTTTTTTGTTCGCAGAAAGGCAATCTTTCGATACAATGAATGGAGTAATTATGGATCACGGCTCCAAGATGAAATTGATCCAGTTTGGTCTCCCCAAAAACCTCTACTCCGTCATGCAAAGCTTCTTGTTGGCACTGTTTTCTTGATTGATCAACCCGAAGTCTGGTGGCGCTCTAACTCTGCCACAAGTCTACCTGGTGGAGTGCAACTATACGATAATTACATCTATTCCTGCTCGTTTGATGGAGATTCAGATCAATTTGCACCTCATGGAGGAACACTTAATAGCAGCCGTATTGACTTGCGTCTAGATTTGGAAATAGACCCTCCACTTTCAGCAGAAGGTATCTCAGTTGAGTGGGAAGTTGTTGTATTTGGAACTGTCTATAATTGGCTACGTTTTCAAAATGGTATTGCCAATTTACTTTTTACGGATTAATTTCTGCGGCATAAAGCCCTGATTATTAAAAAAGTTAAACTAATGAGTGCGGAACTTTTGCTACCTGTTTCAATTGGAGAAGCACTTGATAAACTGACAATATTAGATATCAAATGCTCTAAAATCACGGATGATCGACTTGCTGCATGCCGGAAAGAATATGAAGTTTTATTGAAGCCTTTGCAAACCTATGTAGATCGGTTTAGTTGGCATTACAAGATACTTAAGGAAATAAATCTTACATTATGGGAATTGCAAGATGGATTTCATGGAAAGGGTGTGACTGAAATTGAGGCAGGTCGTATTTGCACAAAGATTTTAGAAGAAAATGATCGTCGCTACCGTATGAAAATGAAGATTAATCACTTATGCTCATCGTCTCTTCGTGAAGTGAAAGGATATGCTAAGAAGCGATGTTTTGTATTTGGACACTTGGGATTAGGTGATATTTTTTGGCTTGTAGGCGCAGTTCGCTATCTTGCAACCTGTTATGATGAAGTTACAGTTGTATGCAAGAAGCGAAATCAAGTGAATACTAGGAAACTCTACGAAGATGATCCGAGCATCAAACTTTTTCTTGTAGATGAAGCTGAAGATATTTCACCATTTCAAGAGACGTTTGTTCCTCAAATTGAAGCTCAAGGAGTTACAGTCTATGCATGCGGTTTTCATGGAAAAAATCCCTCCATTTATGAGTTTCCTTATTCTTTCTATGATGATTTGAAGATTCCCCGTTCGTATAGAACAGAGTATTTTTATTTGGCTGATTCACCAGAATCTGATTTACTATACAAATTAGTAACTTCAATTAGTCCTGAATATATACTTGTTCATCAGCAATCGTCGTGTGATATGATACCTATTTGGGAGCATGTAGAGAAGAGAACAAGTTTACCTATTCTTGATCTGAATACAAATCATTATTCTAAAGATCATCCATTTTTTGCGATTGCTGAAATTGTAGCTAAGCAACCAATGTGTGCTTATAAAAAATTAATAGAAGGGGCTAAAGAAATACACGTAATTGAAAGTTCTTTTTATTGCTTAGCTTCTCATTTAGATTTGTCAAACGTTAAAACAAAGCTATGTTATAAATCTTTTGATAATAATAATGAAAGATTAGGTGTTTTTGCTACAGGAAATCTTCATTGAAAAGAACCTATAAATATTCTATCATTAAAATAGAATGGCAAAGTTGTGTCCAATGACTTTATCTTTAGTTTTTGCAGTTATATTTACACTGATGTATATTGGAGGTGCTGTTCTTGAAGGATTTGCAGCCACTTCACCTGGAACTACTGTTCAACTTCAGACTTCTCATGTTCCTACAGAAGAAGATGAGGAGTATATGCGTAAAATGTATCCTCGTATTGTAAATCGCGATTTGAAGAACATGACTGGTGAAGGTCTCTTTGAAGACGGATCAGATGAAGCTCTTCAAAATCCGGGTTTTCCTTTAGTTTCTAATTTGTAGGATAAATTTGAATTCTAGATTTTATTTATTAGTTATTAATAAATGCCCCGTTTTGTTCGCATCTCAAAAGAAGTAATTCATATTCCTTCTTTGGCAAATGTTTCAATGGGGACTACATGTCTTGGTGGGCCGTTTCTCTGCTTTTATTATCATAACCAGAAGAGTCAAACGATTGGCTATTCATGGGGAAAATGGGATCAATGCGAAAAAGATCTAATTCGCGTTAAGGCTGCAATGATTGAGATTGAAAAGATTCTAGATACGGTTCCTTTGATCGATGAAGTTAAGGAGCCAAATTCAAAGCAGGAATCCGCATTAGAGTCCAAGATTATTGTAGAAACTTTATCACAGTAAAAGTTCAGGTTTAGGACGAGGTGTGTCTGGTCTCTTTCCCTGCAGTAATCTTTGAAACCAAGGAGTGTCTTCAACTGATGCGACTACCTCTTCAAATGGGTTAGCCGGATTTTCTAGTAAGTATTCTACTATGTAGCGAAAAGCAGTAAAGGTGTTCAATTGATCACTGTGTTTATATTTCAAGATCCAGGCATCAAATTTGGCCTTTTTTTCTTGTTTGGTTTCCGCACTTTGTGCGTCTATTACGCTAGCAATATGCTTAACGAAGTAGATTCCTCCAAGGACTCTCCACCAAAAGAGGAAAGCACTGCTCATCATTTCATAAAATTCATCGGGTTTCTTTGCACTAAAGATATGAAGCGCAAACTGTTTTCCGTATCCGTAACGACGGCATTCTTCAAAGATTTCAAATTCGTTGAGTATTATCTTACCATCCTCTGTGTAAAGACTACAAAATCCCACAATCATATCATCTGCTTCTAGCAGAAAATATTGTTCTGAGTTGGCTATTATGTAGATTGGATGATATCCGATGACAGAAATCTTGCCATGGATTAATCTGTCAATTGCTGCGCGAAGTTTAGGATCTTCTGTGTCGCAATCTTTCAGTGGATGAATTTTCAAATGCGTCTCCATTTCTACTCTACGTGGAGATTTTATCAGCCGCCTCTTGGTGGCAAATCTAGTTTTTCCTTCAATTCTTTTTCCACTCTGTTCTTAAGCGTTTGTCTATTAGGCATACCGTTTGGGTCTCCAATAGGATATCCTAGTAAACCTGCAAAGCGTCTATTTCTTCTTGTTTGCCTATTTTCATTTTGCATTCTTAAACGCGTAGCATTATTTTCTGTATTTAGTCTCAGATAACCTACTCCACCACCTGTATTTGGAAGTCTTGCTACAATTTGTGCTGAAGGTGGAGAAGGACGAGGAGGCTGAGGAGGAGGAGCACGAGATTTGTAATCTGGATATAGTATTTTTTGTGCTCTTTCATCAAAATTCCACTCTCCATTTTCTAAAAAAGATATCATATGTAACATTCCTTTGAGCGTTTCTATATCTTTTGCTATTAAAGCTGGATCAATTGTAGTTAGGTCTGCAGTATCATATTTTGTAAGAGAATTAAATGAATCCAAAAGTTGTTTTATATATATATCATTTATCATTGAATTTAAAAGCGGCAAAGTTATTTTAATTGTATTATATTTACCTACTATTTCATCTTTTATGTGTTCAAGTGAATATTTTAATTGTTCTATCCTTGCTTTAATACTTGTTAATAAGTCAGATTTATCTTTCAATTCTATATAATTTTCAGCTGTTTCAATTGTTGCAGACAAACCTCTTGCAAGCATATCTTCATAATTAAATTTAATACGCCAAAGTTTTGAAATCAATCTTTTTTTATTTAATTCATTTTCAGAAAGATTTTGTTTACCATCCATAACTCCTTTTAACTCGGTCAGATCATCTAAACTAAGATTTTGCAGATCAGAAATTTCTGTCAAAGATAAATTTCTATTCTTTAGTGTTTTCCTGCATTTGGGTAATGTTACACGACACAAATCTGGACAAATATACGGACCCATTGGATTTGGAACTGTATTATAATATGAAAAATTAGGATAATCATGTGGACCTTTTTTCTGAATCCAAGGAGAATGAAATCGTGTATAAATAATACCATTATTCATGATACTTGCTTTTGTTGGAAGAGGAAATGTTTGTTTAATAAAATATGAATGTGTAAAGACTACCGCCCTATGAATTCCATCTTCTCCCTTTGGAAATTGAATTGAATTTGACCACATCCACTTTAAAAAGTCTTCAATACTTGATTGATTCATTATTGTTTGTTGATCTCTAAAATCTTCTCCTTCATCTAATAATCTTAAAATATGTTGTCCCAATGCAGGATCTGCAACAAATTTTTGATTTGCAATAATTTTTCTCTGTTTTTCTTTCTTAAACGGTTTATTATCAATAGATGTTAGTGGTTCACAAATATGAGGAAATATACTAATTGATTTACCATGAGGTATATTCTGGTTTCTTAATCCTTCAATTCCATATTTAGGTTTGCCATTTGCTTTTCTAGATAAATTTTCTGGTTTTAGTTCATCTTTTGTTTCTAATGCCCGTGTCTCAATTTCAGGATTAAGTGCTCCTTCACGAAGTCTTGCAAGTTGCCAATAAGCAGTTAATTGCGTTCGCATCAAAGCAGATGCACCAATTGAATACGGATATATTTTTTTTTTTTTTTTATCCCTCCAGAACTTATCAATCAAATAAAGCAATGGTTTACTATAGTCAATTGATCTTTGAATTCCACGGGCTGTTAATTCAGGATCTTGATATGTCCATTGTGTTCCTTGTAGGAATTCTTTTTGCCATGCATTAGCGCAAGATTCACCATGTCGAACAAAAAAGATTTCAACTATCATGCCCCTACATTTAATGCTTAAAATAAATCTATTAAGATAGTATAATAGTATGTTGTGGATTGCTGCACCTTCTGCTCTAAGTGTTGTTGTTTCCCTAGCATCATTTTGCAATTATCCCACATTTCAGACATGGTCTTATCAGCAGGGTAAGATCTATGCGCCCACCGAGCGTGATTACCGTGAATCAGTTTACTACGCCAATGTTCGGAAGATTGATGCTCATAATGAGCAGAATTTTTCATGGAGCATGGATGTAAATCAGTTTGCGGATTTGACGGCAGATGAGTTCAAGTCAATGAATACCGGTGGTTTTCGCCTATCAAAGAACCGCACGAATGCTGGCCTTCGTTTCCAACCGCCTACTACACTACCAACTTCAGTTAACTGGACAGATGCAGGCGCAGTAACTCCCGTTAAGAATCAGGAGCAATGCGGATCCTGCTGGGCTTTCTCATCCACTGGATCAGTTGAATCTGCATGGTTTCTAGCAAATGGCACTTTGCCTTCTCTTTCCGAGCAGCAGCTTGTTGATTGCTCAACGTCAGAGGGAAATCAAGGATGCAACGGCGGTCTTATGGATTATGCCTTCGAATACATTGTAAAGAACAAGGGTTTAACAACTGAGTCAGACTATCCTTACACAGCAACCGGCCCCAATCAGTGCAAGTCTGCTGGAAAGCCGGCAGCTGCAACTCTTTCTGGCTACAAGGATGTGCCTGTTAATTCAGAAGTTGCGTTGGAAACTGCAATTGCCCAGCAACCGGTCAGCGTTGCTGTAGAGGCGGATCAGTCTGTTTTCCAGTTTTATAGCGGCGGTGTCATGGATTCTGCGTGCGGGACACAGCTTGATCACGGAGTTCTTGCAGTAGGTTATGGAACTCTTGGTGGAAAGGAATACTACCTCGTCAAGAACTCATGGGGTGCCTCTTGGGGTGCGAATGGCTACATCCTTCTTGGGCGCGGACCGAAGTTTAATCCTAGTGGTCAGTGCGGAATTCAGATGGCGGCATCGTATCCCATTGTATAAATAAAAGTGTGATAAACTTATAACTTATAAGTAGAATGATACATTCTAGTTATAATCATTATTCAGTTATGTTTATTATTATGATTTTATCAGGTCTATTATCTACAATGAATGTGTGGGTGGATACATATGAAGATATACGTATTAGTTTGAATGATATCTATATGATTCTCTTAATGAGCGGATGGATGTTTTTATTCATGGGAATATATTATAGGGAAACAAATCCTTTTATTACGGGTTGTATACTTGTTGCTATAAATCTTTGGTGTATTCGTAATCAATTTATGATATCATCCGAGCAATATGTTTTGGGTATGATACCGCATCATTCAATGGCTATTCATATGAGCAAGGCTTTGCTAAGAAAACAAACAAATCTTAATGAATTTGCAACATCTATTATCGAAACGCAGCGTAAGGAAATTGATTTTATGAAAAATAAGACACTTTAATCACATCCAACTTTAACACCAATCATAGTCAAAAATGCAGTTTGCGTTCCATATACATAATGCAAGATTTCTCCTAAGATAAATAGGCCAGCAAACGTTATTTTTATACTGATGCCACTAGCAGCTGTTATTGCCCATGCGACTAGAAAAGTTACAACAGTATCAACAATAGCTAATCCAGCAAATCTGTAAGAATGCGGTCCTTCTCCTGGCTTTCCAAATAAATATCTGTAAGGGCATTTGCTTGCAGACATCCCTTCAATATAGTAAGAATTAAATTACTTAGTGCGCGTAAAATTAAAATAGTTTTGATCTTAAGTAATTTTATAATGGCCTCTATATGCTCTAAATGCAAAGTAAATTCTAAAACACATAATTTTATTAAGTTTGGGTCAATGAATGGAACGGCTTTATATTATACGAGCCCTGTAAAGTCATTGGAAATTATTGATACTCCCGAGAAATTTGTTTATTTCAAAGCACATTTAGATCAAGCGAAGGCAGATGGAAAATGGATATGGATTTTTGATTGCTCTGATATGCGCACAGAGCATTTTGTGTCTATTGATTTCAGCAAGAATCTCTTGAAAGAAATATCAGAAAATCATTTAGATTCACTGATAGGTCTTTGGGTAATTCATCCGAATACTTGGATGCGAACTTCTATTTCAGTTGTAACACCTCTTTTCAAGAAGGAAGTCATTTCTAAAATCAAAGTTATTGAAGGGACGCGTCTTGAGTTGATTTCAAATCTCCAGAAGGAGGGTATTGCAGATTCAGCTCTTGAATGGCTGGGAAAAGAATCGGTAATGGTTCTTGCAAGCAAACCAGCGGCGAAGAAGGTAGCGTTTTAGTTGTTTCAAGACGTCTTCCTTTTGAATCGTAGATCCATAAATCGTATGTAAATCCTTGCAGAGTAGCAGCATTACTTCGTAAATAACTCCTTTCTGGGCTCCTGTAATGGGTCCAGATAGGCAACACTTCCAAAACTTTGTTCTCTTTTGGAATGTAAACTTCGGGTGACCAAAATTTATTTTTTCCTTTAAAGTTTTTATATTCAATAATTGGAACTTGACATTCATCTATCTTTAGATCTTCCTCAGCATGATTTTTTAGCAGTTCATCTAGTGCATATCCTTCAAATCCATGACACATTATTTTTTTTCCTGATTTTAATGTGTGCCATTTTAAAACGCGATCATTTTTGCCTTCAGGCAAGAACCAATGGGAAAAATCAGGAGGAGGAAGACCCATTACTAATCTTTTGATTCATTGTTTTAGGTTAAAATATTCTTTTATAATATTTCACTAAAGAAATGTTACTTAATACTATTTTATATCAAGATCATCCTCTTATTAAAAATAAAGATTGGCTGTTAGGCGTCTTGCATATTTATAATTCTGCAATTGAAGGATTACAAGAAGTTACAATGAATACTGTTTGTTGGGATATTCTTCAAAAAATTAATAGGAAGCATTCATTACTAACAGCTTTACCTGTATCAAAAGAATATACTGATGGAATGCTAGAAGCTGCCCATTATTTTGTCACCTTTTTTTCTCCAAATAATGGTCAGCTTTCAAGTATGCGACACAAATTAATTGAAATGTTAGATGCAGATGTTGAACAAATTACTATTCTGATTAGCTCTACTTCTGCTGGCTCCACAGTTGCCCAATCTTCTTCGCAATATCAGTCACTCTTAATGACGGATTCTGCTTCTTCACCTTAGGATACTGCGCCTTAAAAAACTTCATATACGGTGATAACGCCCTCTTGGTCTTTCTTGTTCCTGCTGATTTCATAGGCTTCTCATCTTTCTCATCCTTTTCCTTCTTCTCCTTCTTCTTTTTGCTTACACCTCTAGATCCATATTTCGCTTTCTCCGCATCTGAAAGGCCACGCCAAAGAGCTCCAATTTCCTTGGCCAGACCTCCAATATTTGCCTTTCTTGACGGGTCGGCCTTGACCATCTTTTTGCGCTGCTCCATAGAAAACGCGATGTAAGGATGCATCTCTAGTTATAACGCAGGTTAAAAATTGAAAAAAAAATTATACATTGATTAAAACAGGAAGATGAGTATCTATGTTCTGAAGCTAAAAGGCGGTAATTACTGGGTTGGACACACTAATTACCGAATTAAGAGTATAACGCAATTTAAGGATTCTTGTGAATGGATTAAACTTCATCCTCCACTGAGTATACTAAAAATATTTGATGGTAAGAAATCTATTCTTGATAAGGAAGTGAAAGATCTAATGGTTATTGAAGGAATTCAGCATGTTCGCGGTGGTTCCTTTTCAACACCAGTTCTTGCAGAACATGTGATTCATTCTTTGCGTGAAGAATTATTTGGTAATGCTGATAAAACATGTTTTCTTTGCGGGCAGAAAGGACATTTCTTGCAGGATTGTCCAGACGATGATTCAGATGATTCTGGTGATACTGTCTCTGAGTTTTTCAGCTCGACTGAACCATCTCCTGCCTTGATGCCGCGTCCTTCTGCACCAATAAATTTGCCTCCTGCCTTTGAACTTGATTTATCATCCATTGAGTCAGAAACAGATGATTCGAATGGTTCTTAATTATTCGTCTTTTTCAACAATATAAATTTTATGCGGATTTTTTACCTTATTTGGTTGTAAAAAACCATCTTCATAATATTCGCCTTCTAGCAGATCAAAAAATTCACGAACTCTATCTTTATCGTAGCGAAAGAATTCACGTTGATCATTGATTCGTTCTCCGTAAATTGCCAGAATCTTGTGTAGCGCTTTTTCTTTTTCCTCCGGATTCAAAATATATTTTGCAAATTCAACCTTAAATGGAAGAGGCACACCCGTGCTTTTTAACTCTTTCGCCCTGTCTTCCGGTTTACCTAGAGTAAATCCAACTTTTACAATACCAGGCATAGCGGGATTTGACATACAATATACATATCCTTGATTCATTATTTTATTAGGCTTTTTTATGGTAGGAAATTTAACGCGGTAAAGTAGGTATGCAGTCTATATCAGATTATAGAGTCACTTCGGATTGGTTTTATATTATGAGTGCGGCAATCATTGTAGATACAATTGGGCTTTTCTTAACTCGATATGCTCCTTCAAAACCTGTATTTGGTGTTAAATATTTGAACGAATGGTATGATAAATTTGGTATCTTGGCTGTTGCTGCCGATGTCCTAAGTCTAATGATTGGTATTGGTTTTGCTCGTTATATCTATACATCTGCAGGCTTCAAAGGATCACTTTTCTTTTTCCTTTTAACTGTAATTTTATTTCAGTTATGCCATGATTTATTCTTCTTTCTTGCAGTCATTGCTCCTATGTCTCGTGGTCAAAATGAGATGATTGATGTCTTCAAAGATTATGCCTCTGAAAATGGAGGAAAGATTCTTGGCGCGGATGCTCTTTTAATGATCAGTGTTGCTTTAGGATCTATGATTCTAAAGGGCCTGTCTGCACACAGTAATGTGATGACTCTAATTATTACGTTATATTCACTTTGTTTTATTCTTTTTACTAGGAAATGAGTTCATTTGATTGTCGTATTTATATAACTTTTCATAAGATTTTACCTCTTAAATCATATGAAAATGTTGACAGAAAATGGTTAGAAAAATATTGCCGCTTTGTGGCTGCAAATGTGGATATTGAAAAAATAATTCCTGAAGAGTTGGCTTCACTTGTAATTTGGGAAAAAGATTTTCCCGTCTTCAATCCTAATTTACAACGTTTTCCTCAAGGATATAGAGAAAATAGTGTTCTATTTCATTGTCATGAAAATTATAATTTATATATTAAACCGTATCGATATGTGGGATTCTTGCAATATGATATGATCTTAACAAATGCTCTTTTTGAAGATCTTGATACCAGACTTTCTAAGAATGAACTATTCTTTTTATCTGCTCATAAAGAATGCAGCATTGTGCCTTTTCAGAACCATCTAAAAGAACAATCGTGGCGTGAAGTTCTTAAGAGTTATAATATTTATTATAATGCAAACTGGGTTTTTGAAGATATTTGTAAACATGATATTATATTATGGAATAGTTGGATTGTGCCGACGCCGTATTTTAAAGAATTAATGGACACTTCTTCTTTTTTCCGTTTACCTTTAGAAAAACAACTTATACCACAGTATTCTGGAAATTTTGATAATTTAGCCTATGTATTTGAAATCTTGCATGGATTCATATTTATGATTCTAACTGAAAAATATGGAATTAAATGGTCCGAATTAAAAGTGGATCATGTTGTTATGCTTGCAAAGACCGCGGTCTAATAAATAATTTAAGATAAATCTTGAAAGTAATGAGTTCATGGGTAAGAAGCAGAGGGGCGGTAACACCTGATTTAGTCCCGCGCGGTCGTGTTCTGATTGGAAAGCAGGGGGATTTGGTCTCCGCGCAGATGTCTGGTGGATTTGGAAACCGAATTTTTCAGATTCTAACTGGAATGGCCTATGCTGAACGGACGGGAAAGCGTTTTGTTTTCTTTGAAGAGCATATTACAAACAATCCTCATACTCCGCCTGTTAAAATGCGTCAAATGATCTATGCATGGTTTCCTCAAGTTATGGTTTACAGAGGACGCGTGGCTTGGATCGATTATGCAGATACTGGGGCTCCTATTCCTGACATGAGTGGATCAGTTGCTATTCGCGGTAATTTCCAAGATGATGCTTTTTTTTCACCCACTGCTAGACAACAATTTGTTATTCCCGAGCCTTCTCGTAGAATTCTTGATATTTCTGGCATAGATTTTCGCCACTCTTATTTTATGCATTTTCGTCTTGGAGATTATGTAAATTCTTCTTGGGATGTGGATCTTACTTCGTATTATCCTGAGGCGGTTCGTCGCATTCTACAGGTTGATCCTCTTGCTACCTTTTTGCTTTTCTCGGATGAGCCCGATCGAATTAATATGAAGAAATTGAAATTTCCGACAATTAAAATGGCAATGATGCCAGTTGTTGATATTGGTGAAACACTATGGTTAATGTCACAATGCAATGGAGGAATTTGTGCAAACTCGACCTTCTCTTACATAGGCGGATTTGGTTCTAAGGGAACTGGACCTTTTTTCAGACCGGATGTATGGCGCCATGATGGATCTGCTAGAGGTTTGGCTTCTTGGGCTATCACAATTCATGTGAAGCCTGTTGCTCCTACTCCTACTCCTGCTCCTGCTCCTACTCCTGCTCCTACTCCTGCTCCTACTCCTGCTCCTACTCCTGCTCCTGCGGTTATTTTTTCTGCACCCGTAGTTGCAGAAGAAATTACAGTAAATCCTATACCTCTGCCTTCACCAGAATTGGCAGAAGATAAGGTTACAGTAAATCCTACACCAGCACCTCCTGCAGCACCTACGGTAGCACCTGTAGTAGTTGGAAAGAAGGGTAAATCTGCAGCAAGAAATAATCAAATTGATATTGCTGTAGTCACCGCATAATTGTTTCCATTCTCTTTTTAACCGGATATTCTAGTAGAAATGCTGCGGCAAATTGTGTGTTTTTTATTTGTTGCACTTGCAACAACACAAGATTGTTCAAGTATTACTTCACTAGGTCATTATACCGGCGATTGTCCAACTTCGTTAGGAATGCCCTCTTGTTCTTATATACAACAGAATAAAAATCAAATTTGCACAAATCTCATTGCAGCAACTGGTATTTCTGTAAATGGTCCAGCATGTAATTTAAATGGTGCTGGATGCATTTATAATCCTACAATGGCTGATATAACTGAATATTTCTGTTGCACTCTTGTTTCACCTTCTGCTACCCCAAGTCCTTCAATAACACCTCCCCCTTCTCCTACACCTTCAGTTACACCTACAGTTTCTATAACTCCTTCTCCTTCTTCTACACCAATTGATATCTATGATTCCCAAAATGATTTTAATGGTATTCAAGGAAATAATGGTTGGAATTATAATTATTATCAAGATCCAAATACTGGACAACTAGAGTTTTATTCATCCACTGAACGTGGTTTTGCTTGGATGTATTCTCAGAATTGCGCTGGATGGATTTCAGCAACAACTATCATGCCAAATGATGCAGTTTCTTGCAGCACAACTTTTTGTGGCACAATAAAACCTGCGATTAAATGGACTAATCCACTTCCTACAACTGCATCATCCTATTATCTTGTAACTCTTAGCTTAACACATTATGAAAATGGTGGTCAAGGTGATCAAATTTGGGTAAATATTAATGGTGGATCTTCTGTATATAGTCCTCTTATTACATATTCATCTGGAACTCTTACATGGTCATATTATGGAAATATAAATATTTTTGAATTAATTGTTCAACCATGGCAAGGTTGTGATTATGCTCATATTGATTATCGTATTACAATTATGTCTGTTCCTGTAACACCTAGTCCAACATCTACTGCATCAAGAACTAGTTCTGCGTCTGCATCAAGATCAGCATATCCTTCTGCCACAGCCGGCCCTACGCAAACTCCATCATCTTCTGCTACATCTCAACAATCTTCATCAGCTACGAGAACATCTTCCGCCTCAGCCACTGCGACTATGACTGCAACATCTTCAGCAACATCTTCCGCCTCAGCCACTGCGACTATGACTGCAACATCTTCCGCAACATCTTCCGTCTCAGCCACTGCGACTATGACTTCTACTGCGACTTCAACTGGAACAGTTACGATGTCGCCAACACAGTCTGCTTCTGCAACATCAACAACTTCCTCTGCTCAAACACCTTCTGCAACATCTACAGTTTCTGTTTCACCGAGCGTTACAAGTTCTCCTTCACCCAATTGGTTTAAACCACCCGAAATACCCCAGAATCTAACAAATATCTCTTCTTCAGAAGCGATTGATTATATTAATACTCTTGCAGCATACGATCCTTCAGTCATTCAAGGAAGTCTAAATTCTCTAGGAAATGCTCTGTTAGCGAATGCTGCGAATGGATCTGTTTCTATAGAAACATCTCAATTCAAAATGACTCTGCAAGCGCTTCCTCAAACAAATGGAACTGCAGTGTTTGCATCTGGAACCACCAATATTGCAATGCCTCCACTCAAATCTCTTGTTGCCGGAGCAGCCGCTGCATCACTTATACAATGGACTAAAAATCCTTACACATCAGTTATTCCTGATCAAAAACCTGATGCACCCGTAATTTCATTCAGCGTTCTTGATTCTGATGGTAAGGTTCTTTCTGTATCCAACTTATCCAAACCCATCATTATGTCATGGAATCAAAATCTAGGTTCGGATGATCCTCGTATTCAAATACCTCCATCGTATGTAGTTCGTTGCGATACTGCAGCTGTTTATTTAACAACTGGAGGAGCTATGATTCCTTTCAATAAGGCAAATAGAACACGCAACGATTTATGGGAAGTGCCCTGTTTAATGAATTCAACAAACTATATTCAATGCACTTCATTTCAACCGTATACATTCCAACCATTTGAGTGTCCTGCTCCTTCCTTTGATCACAGTTGTATTTATTGGTCAACTTCTTTGCAGGAATGGTCTTCTGATGGTTGCAATCCTTCGTATGCAAACTTAACCTATGCTTCTTGCGAATGCACTCATTTAACTGATTTCTCCAGCCGTGTTCTTGCAGCAGTTGCTTCCAATAAAGCACTTTTTGATAATGCCATAAATGTATATTCTGCAGAAGGATTAAAACAAGATGCGGAATGGTTTGGTCTCTTTGGTGGTATAGGTCTCTTTACACTTATTATTGCTATTGTTGTAATACAAGTGGATCTAGCATCAACCCGTAGATATGTTCATTCCCTTCTGCGCAATAAGTTTCTGCGTGAATTCTTGCATAGAAGGCCGTCTTCTCCCCTCTATATCTACGATTTGCGTTCAACAATGGACCGGTTCTACAAAACAATGAAACAAGATGCATTAGCCGCATCATCCACCATGTTTCAGCGCATTCTCCAGCAGCATCCAAGCTTACAATTTATCTTCCGCTATGATCCTCGTCTTTCTCGTGTATTCCGTCTTTTATTTTTGTGCATTGTTCAGTTTCATTCCCTTTTTATTACTGCTCTTCTTTATGGATTTACATACGGTGTTGCTGGTGGTAAAGTGGAGATGACAATGGCCGAGACAATCTTTTTAGCTTTAATTACCATGGTTTTGAATATTCCTGTTGTGCAAGGACTAGTTCGATCTATGAATCATGTAGGCACCTTAGAGTTTCAAGCACAATTCCCTGTTCTTCATGAAGAATACCAGCGTCGCTCTGAATTTGAGAAAGTTGCTCTTGTCTATCTTAACAAGAAAGACGGCATGCAACTTGATCCCGATTTTCTGGCAATTAAAGGTGTTGCTGAGTTGCAAGAGCTACCTACGAAAGAGCTATTAAGAGCAATGGCTGCTGTTATATCAAAACCTTGGAAACTATTGAATTTTCATATGTCTTGCTGGAAAGCGTGGCCTGCGCATACATGGAGTGGTGCTGGATTTTTATTAGTTGCAATGGGTTATCTAGGATTTATTTTAAATTTTTTAATTCTGTTTGCTGCAAATCATGATCGTAATGTTGGAGTGGAAGTTATGACAAGCTGGGGTATATCACAACTTTCTAGCATATTAGTTATTCAACCTATTACAATCGTTTTAACTTTTTCATTTTATTGGTTGGTAAATCGATATTCTTCTTATCTTCCAGTATTTTTGAAAAATTTTGTAATCATTCCTTCTGTGCGGTCTATTCCTTCTGTCTTTTATTTTAGTAATCCTTGGTCTTATGCATCTCATTCACCTTTAACAGCCGAATATGCCTACACAATTTTTACTCGATGCTCCGCCTATGCTTCCCACTCTGAGGAATTGGCCTATGCGCCGATGGGTGCAATTGTGACAAGCTTAGGTTCCGAAAAAAAGGTGGTAATTGATGAGTCTATTGAAGCAGACGAAAAGACTGTTAAAGGATTATATGTAAAATTCTGGCAGGTATATGGTGAATTAATGCATTAGTGCACTCGTGCACTAATCGATATGAGTATTTTAAAGCCCTAGTTTAAAATCAGAACTTGAAGAAAATCTTTACAATTCTGATTTTTAGGAGGAAGACACTGTTTAACCCAACGCACTTAAATTGATAGATGCCTTTTTATAGGTTAGATAATCTGCTTGGCTTGTGAAACGTGTATATGCTAGAGGAGCAGGAGGTATATATTGATTTTGGAAATTAACTGTTGTAATACCTTTCACAAATGCTGAATAATCTGCACCTGATATCATATCTGTTTGAATAGTTGATGTGTGCGCAATTGTCTGAGCAGTTGCCGACTCTGTATTTTTGGTAGGCGCACTTTGAGTCCCTGATGCAACAGATACAATACTAAATGTATATTTTTTACCTGTTGTTAAACTTGTTACAGTTGCTGATGTTGTAGCCGATGTTGCGCCTGTGATTGTAAGTGTCTTTGTAGTTCCACCATTTGATGATGTTCCTGTAATTATATAGCCTGTTAGACCTGTAGTGTCTGCTGGAGGTTTCCATGTTATAACAGCTGAACTCTTTCCCATATTAACTTTAACATCAGTCGGTTCTCCAATCGTCATTCTATCTATTCTGTATATATTTTCTAAAACGTGCATCATCCCAATCATCCAAGCAAAGCCGGGCTACAGAACCAGATAGTGGTTGAATATAGACTAGATTTTTAATCGTATATTTTGCAGCTCTAGCAATCGAAACACGGGCTAATCCTTCTATCCAACGATCCAAGCGCTGGATTTCGGCTTTGCTTTCTCCATCAAGGAAAACAATTACTGTATCACCCACAATTAAATCAATTTCACAATTCAGATCTAATAGAGGATCTGCTAGATTGACACGAGCTTGTATTTCACTCGTATTTGTTACCTTGATTTCTTGCAGAATATGGGTAGTAATATCTTCTAGAAAAGGCATACATCCACTAAGATCACCCATTTCAGGAGTTTTATACAGAGGCGCATTTCGGCCCATGCGTGATGAATGCACACAGGCTAGACGATATAAATCAAAAACAACGGTTTTATTTGTTAGATCTCTGTTTGTAACACGACGCCAGCTTGTGATTAAATCGTTTCGCATGATCATCGGAGGTGATCCTTTTGCCGGTCCTAGCAAAAATTCATTGAGTTCACTTGGAACATGTCTCAGATTATAAATGACAGAACGAATCTTGTGAAGAATCTGCATGACTGCAATCATTTCTTCTATTATCCATTCACGACCAGGTGATAGTTGTGTTATAACTTTTTCCAAATCTCCAAATTCAAAGATGGGAGGTGGCTCCTTATCTGCGCCTAATCTAGCAGGAAATAACTCTTTTACACAAGCGTGAATTAAGTCTTTCTCTTTCTCAAAAACGGGTAAATCTTCTTTTAAAATACGGATTCTAAACAGGGATAAGCGTATCTTCTCATCCCATTCGCCTGCAGATTCGGGGAACTGTTTTCCGATTTCTCTTAGAATTGCATACCGTATAAAAGCAAAAAAATCGGTAATTGAATCAAGACGAAAGACCCATTCAGGCACGCAATACGATTCACCCGGCCTAAAATAGTTGGAATATTTAATGGATTGCTGAATAGTCTGTGGTAGGGCATCTGCTGATTTGATATCTCTAAAATGCTCCCCCGTCCAACTCATAAAATAGCTTTCAATATCTCTGTTTTCCGTAACAGTCTCATCGTCAATCGCGATATGCTGGGCAATTGAATACCATCTTAGAAGAGGCCGGTGGATTTCCCTTAGAAAACGACACATATTCTTTTCGCCTTTACTGTAAGTCATAATCAAGTTATTGCGGGCTCTTGTAATTGCAACATAGAAAAGTCGTCGCTCCTCGTCAATACTTTCTTCATCTTTCTTCTGGGGAAATGCTCCATCATGAAGCTTAACTATATAGACTGTATCCCATTCTAAACCTTTTGCTGCATGAAACGTGCTTAGAATTATGTCTGTATCATTTATCTTTTTCTTATTTATTTTTTCATCTGTTAGAAGGCGACAGGGAATCTTCTTTTGAACAAAAACTTCTTCAAATTGATATAAGACATTATTATATTTGCTTAGAACTGCAAAGTTCTTTTCTCCGAGAAAAGATCTTCTTTGGATATCGTCAATAATCCAGTTAATTTCGGAGGAAAAACGGTGGAAGTAACGAACTTCCGGTTTTGCCTCTGCCTCCAATGTTACTTTATTGGATTTTCGCACAGCAGTCATACGTTCTTTATGGGATAAAGTCGGTATTTTGCGCATCAGAGAATTTGCAACTGCAACAATATTTTCCAAACTTCTATAATTATATGTCAGCTGGAAATCGCGGATTGTTGTGATTTCTTCATGCATATTCAGAATAATTTCAACACGAGATCCCCGCCATGCATAAATATTTTGAGCATCATCGCCAACAATAATAATATGGGCTGTGCCAGCAGACATAATTTCCCGAATAATATCCAGCTGAACGTCATTCACATCTTGAAATTCGTCCACAACAAGAAGTTTTATTGTTTTAGACCATTTAACTCCTTTCGGTGTCTGCAAGAAATCTAACCAAAGATATGGAAGTTCATCTACTGTAAACATACCTTGGATTCTTGCAGGATCATGTGCTTTTAGAATTTGAAGAGATAGGGCATGAAATGTTCCAATCGCTGTTTGTGTTGGTCCAATCATTCGTTCAAGCTTTTCCTTCATTGCATCTGCACCCGATCGGCTAAATGTTGTCAGAATAATGGCTGCCGGATCTAATCCAAGATTAGTTTGGGCATACGCAATTTTACCTGTTATTGTTGTTGTCTTACCTGAGCCGGCCGATGCCAGAATTCGAAGATTTTGTTCCAATGGTAAATTCACAATTTCATATTGCTGGGAATTTAATGTTATTTTTCCAAAGGGAAATGAAAGTGTATGAGCCATTCCTACTTAGTAATCGCAATGCGGGTTTATGTTCCTACTGTTTTTCCACGATTCATGTAGGGATGAGTCAATATGATTCAATTTATGGCGCTTATATATTTGCAGTTATAATTGTATTTGCTTGTTATTTCATGTCTGTTGTAACACTTTCTGATTTTATGGTGTTTACAATTGTTGAATCTGCTGTTTTATGGACAATCTTTCGTCTTCTTTACATGTTTTTGTTTAGTTGGGATATTACTCATCTAGTTGCAGCTGTTCTCCTTGTTGGTCTCTTCGGAGGAATTGTCTATCATCTAACTCCTCCCTTCATTCGAGAAATCATCGGAAGCTTTCTTAAAATACCTATTCTTCCTCCTTCAGGATTAGGCAAGACTTCAGAAAAGAATACTTTAGTTGAACAACTTTTAAAACAGGGGATGCCTGATGATGCGTAGGAGTTTTTATAAAAGAAAAGTAGCTTCTAACAGGGTTGAACCATGTTAGAAATTATGTTTTTGCTTTCATTAGCTGTAGTAATAAGTGTTGTTCTCTGGTATCGTTCATTTGAAGAATTTACTATTTTGCAATTTGAATGGTCGCCATCTTTAGTTGTTCCCGATGAACGAGTCCCCATAGTAATACGAAAGATTCCTGCAGAATATTCTTCTCTATGGAATTCATCGCTGGCAAAACAAAGCTCGTTACCTCTGCTTCTAAGCGATAATCGCCGATCTATTCTTAAAGAATATGCTGAATCACCTACAACACTCATTCATCCCTTGAATCAGATTGAACTTGCTGCAAAATTCCATTTACATGATCGCTTTAAAGATACAATGATGTGGCTCCAAAAATTCTGGTATTTGCCTGTTAGCGTGATCACATCACCTGCTCATCTGTCGGTTATACCGTCTATTGCTGGTCTAGGATTACAGCGGTCTCTAGCAGAAAGAACTGTGATTACTGTGCATGAGGGAACAGCACTTGTTTGGCTCTGCCGGGAAACTCTGCCTACGAAGGAAATTCAGATGATTCAAGATAAAAATCCGTGGGCCTTATCCGCCAAAGCGTTTCCTTTTATTACTGAACTGCAATACGTTGAAGTTCGGTTAAGAGCAGGCAACTCTCTTGTGCTACCTCCTCGTTCTTTATGGGCTCTGAAATCAGAAGGAGATCCTGTATATTATTCTACAATTGAATTAAATTCCGCCCTCAGTCTATTTATTTCTTCTATTTCAAAGTCTTAAATTTATCTTTTAACCAAATATAATATTTTATCATTATCAGAACAATACCTATTCTTATGATGGCAAGTAATAAAAGTATAATAGGACCAGTCTTCATTATTAATTTTAAATGTTGAAATATCTTCTGATCTGTCAATGTCTTCAATGATAAGTATTCCGCCTTTCTTGATATGCTTATGCAGGTTGGCAATCTTAAGATTATGCGAATCATTCTCGTGTAAGGAATCATCTAGAATTACATCAAATAATACATTTGTTTTTTCAAATGTCGATTTAATTGAATTTTCATTTGATACATCAATTGTATCATATTGAACATTTTTGATATGTAAACTCTTGCATAAGTCTATTTTATGCTCATGGAATTCAAAGCCATAGATATTTGCATTTGGAAAGCATTCACGCCACATAAGTAAACTTGCTCCATTTTCAATGCCTATTTCGGCAAAATTAATCTCTTTATCCGAAAAATGTGAAAATAATAAAGAATATACACCTGTGAATCCTTTTCTATGTTGGCAACATACACTATTCATTGCATATGGGCTTTTATCAGTATTTGAGACAGCTCCCGATATACACAACGGTGTTATTATCTCGGTTGAATCTATAAATAGATTAAACTTATTAGTGAATTGTTCACTCATTTGTTTTCATTTTATGTTTATAATTATTATGGAGTATAAACGTATGCTTAAAACTATTCATTCTATAATAAAGTAGAAAGATGTCAGTCGAATCTAGATCAGGATCCGAATCTGAATCTGAATCTGAATCTGAATTAGATCAGCTGCAGGATGAAATTGAAAGCGGATTGGCGAAAGCAGTTTCTGTTATTGAAGAATCAGTAACCTCGGTTGATCAGATTATTACAGGAATACGATTTATTAAAAAGAAAGTGGGTAAAATGGAACTGCAAGATAACGGCTTGCAGAAAGATATGTTTTCTAGCAAATTTAGGTCAAAAGTTTCTGTTGAAGGAATGGATCTCAAAGAAGGTCATGTTGTTACATTTAAAAGTGTTATTAATAAGCTTATATTGTGGATTGAAAAAGATGAGATGGAAAAGGATGGCTTCATTACGCCTAATAGAGAAATGCGTAAGGTATTCGGCATAAAAGAATCGGTTACATTTCAAGAACTTGTTAGTCTACTAAAGAAAATCTTGCATTAGATCTTCCATTTAAAATAAACTGTAACTTAAAGAGTAAAATGGCGCAACGTCTACAGGTTATAGACTTAGAACCCAGTGAATCGTATTGGGTTTTACGATCTGGAATTGAAGAAAAGGAATGGTATGTATATAGACCAGTCTATACAAAATTTATTAGACTAAGTCAGCATGACCAGCCCTATTTTGAAACTCCGTTTAACCCGGCTATTTTTCCAACTTCATTTTTTCACTATTATAAAGATTTACCTACTGATAGGATAAGATAAGGATTAATTTAAAATTGAATCATTGATTGGCTTTAGTATAAAGAACAAGGATATGCCTCTTACTGTTGAACAAGAAGAAGCAATTAGCGAAGTTCTAGCAGGAAAATCTATCTTCTTGACGGGACCTGGTGGTGTAGGGAAATCTCATTTGATTAGGGAATTAAAGGAACGAGTGCTTCTTGCAGGTAAAACGATTGCTGTTACAGCAATGACTGGATGCGCAGCGCTTCAGCTGGAATGTGGTGCGAAAACTCTGCATTCATGGGCTTCCATTGGTTTGGGGAAGGAACCAGCAGATGTCTTGTTGGCTTCTCTAAAGCGTTTCAATAACAAGAAAGCCCAGAATAGATGGAAGTTTACAGATATTCTAGTTATTGATGAAGTTAGTATGATGACAGTAGATCTGCTAGAAAAGTTGGATGTGATTGGTCGAGTTCTGCGGAAGAATGGATTTGCTCCTATGGGTGGTCTGCAACTAGTCTTTGTGGGTGATTTCTGTCAGCTTCCGCCTGTGACACGCGATCTTTCAGGAGATGAAGTTGATAGAATGTTGTTTGATTCGGAGATCTGGAAAGATATTGTTCAACGAACTATTTATCTCAAGCAGATCCAACGTCAATCAAATCCTATTCTGCAGGGAATCTTGAATGAAGCTCGAATGGGAGTTCTGAGAACCGAAAGTTTGGCTATTCTAGAAACTCGTAAGATAAAGAAGCATACCATTGATGATATTAAGCCAACATTGATCTTTAGTCGTAATAATAAAGTGGATGAAATTAATAACAAAAACATGGATGCCCTTGATGGACCAATGATTGTTCGTATGGCTGCTACCTGTTATGCTCCTAAAGTTGATGAATTTACAATTAATGTTGAAGATCCTGAAATTAAGCGTGCTCTTAATCGCCTTGATAATGATGCTGCTTATGTTCCAGTTCTATCTATGAAGGCGGGGGCCCAAGTTATGTTAATTACAAATCTAGATATTGATAGTGGTCTTGTCAACGGCAGTCGGGGTGTTATTACTGGATTTACTGGAACACAGTTTCCTATTGTAAAATTTATTAATGGTGTAATTCGGACAATTGATTTGGCAACATGGATGACAGAAGATTTTCCTCAAGTTGGCCGGACACAGATCCCTCTGCGAATTGCTTATGCTATTACTATCCATAAGAGTCAAGGTGCAACCTTGGATTGTGCTCTTATTGATATTGGAAAAGATACTTTTGAATTTGGACAAGCATATGTTGCTCTTTCACGTGTTCGGTCTCTAGAAGGACTATATATCTGGTCACTTGATCCTGCTAGAATCCGAGCACATCCTCGTGTTGTAGAGTATTACAAGAACCTTTAGCTACATTTTAGAACTAGATCTATGAATTAAATCTATGAATTAGATGGAGTTGTATTCAGAGTTGGATTTGGAGTTGGAAACGACATCATAACAGGTTCGACAACCGGTTCTGGCGCCGAACTCGGCTGTGATAGTTGACTTGTGATTGATATTAAGGCTTCCGCCTTTAATAAGTCTAGACGTCTACTATATTCATTTGCAATAACTGCCGGATCTGTTGCATCTGCAGCTTCTTGTCTCATTGATTTAATTTGACGACTCATCATATCTACTTGAACTAATAAATGCTGAGTTTGCATTTTATTTTAATCATTGATTTTAACTATTTCTTTTTTCCGCAGAGTCAAAAATATATTGGCAATCTAATATGCCCCACTTCAAAAATGATATTATTCCATACAAGATTATTATGATTGTTTATTATTATGTGATTTTGTCTAAACTGCTCATCAGGTATTTGCTCCAAGAGATGTAAATTGCCTTGAAATGCATTAAAAAGTCGCGTAAATTCATCTATTATACTTTGAAGATGAACCATATCAATCGTAATTAATTTGCATTCAAACTTTGCAGAAGGAGTTTTCACTTCCTCAAGACTGATTAGGCGATTTTTAAGTTTATTTTTATCTGCAAACCAATAAGCACCAATTTGACCACCATTTGCGGACCAAACACTGCGGGAAATGCGCTCTAAATAATTGTGGTATGGATTCGTTGAGGAGGGACCAGATGAGCCATAGACTACATGATTTTTAATAAAATGTTTTTTTTCTGCTGCATCTAAATTATATAAGAAGCAAGTTTCTGGCAGATAATGGAAAAGAATACGACAAGGTTGGCCTTGTTGCTTCCAAAGACGCCATAGAATATTTAACTGTGTGACTCCTCCATTTCTAAATGAATAGTTCCGGGAGACCCAGTTCCAAAAACAATCTTTGCGTTTTTCTGCACAATGGACTGATTTATCTGTAATTCCTAGCACAATTGGCTCGGTTGTAATTTTCCAATTGAAGCGGTTCCAAACTTGGCTCCTATAGATATAGATTTTCCATCCTTTACTAACTTTTGCCATTCTTGCACAATCTACTGGTCCTAAGAACTCAGTTATTAGACGCATGACATCAGAATTTAGTTCAATCATTCCTACAAAACTAATCTTTAACAAATAAAAAATTTGAACCCAAAACGCACTCCAAGTAAACGGCAGCCCTGGATATTTTCGGTCTAATGAATACGGAGAAGCTCAGAATGGAAAGTCCAGTAATTAAGAGTATTGACGAGGAAGTAGCTGTAGATTATAGTAAGGGAATTCAGTCAATTGAGTCAAAGACTCTTTTGACGGATGAGGATGCAGAGCGTTTTGTTGTTTTTCCCGTTAAGCAGCCGGCACTTTTCCAAATGTATCAAAAGCATTTGAGTGTCTTTTGGATTCCGGAGGAAGTTTCGCTAACTAAGGATGTTGAAGATTATGCAAATAAGCTGACAACAAATGAGCGATATTTTATTAACCGCATTCTAGGATTCTTTGCAGGATCGGATGGAATTGTTATGGAAAATCTAGCGCTAAGATTTATGCGGGAAGTTCCGCATACTGAGGCCAAGTTGTTCTATGGTGTTCAGAATATGATGGAGGGAGTTCATTCAGTCATGTATTCCCTGCTGATTGATACTTACATTAAGGATCGGGAAGAGAAGCGTAACATGCTGGGTGCGATTACTCGTATTCCTTGTGTGCAGAAGAAGGCGGCTTGGGCTTTGCAGTGGATTGACTCTGTAGAGGCTGATTTTCCTACCCGTCTTCTTGCATTTGCCATTGTTGAAGGCATCTTCTTTTCGGGCGCTTTCTGCGCGATCTTTTGGCTCAAGCAGAGGGCCATTATGCCTGGTCTGACTACGAGCAATGAATTCATTAGTCGGGATGAAGGTCTTCATACTGATTTTGCTTGTCTGCTGTATGGTATGCAGGAGAATAAGTTGACGAAGGCTAAGGCGTATCGCTTGGTAAAGGAAGCTGTTAAGATTGAGAAGGAGTTTATTATTGAGTCTCTGCCTTGCGCCCTTGTTGGCATGAATTCTAAGCAGATGTCTCAGTATATTGAGTTTGTGGCGGACAGACTTCTCGTGCAGCTAGGATATCCGAAGGCTTTCGATTCGGCGAATCCGTTTCCTTTTATGGAGCGTATTTCACTAGAAGGAAAGGATAACTTCTTTGAAAAGCGGGTCACAAATTATGCGGTTTCGGGTGTAGGCAAGACAGATGAGGAGCAGTCTTTTGGTCTGGATGCCGACTTTTGAGGAGCAATTTGCGACGAAAATGTCTGGCAGGAAGGCTTTTGGATGCCGACTTTTGAGGAGCAATTTGCGACGAAAATGTCTGGCAGGAAGGCTTCTGGATGCCGATTTCTAATCCCAATACGAAGATAGGGAATGTCTTATTGGAGCACAAATTATCTATTGTTAAATCCTCCTAAGTTTTTAACATTTGATTTGAGTGGAGTTCAGTATATGAATTATGGAGACATCATGAATATTCGCAACTCATGGAATCTATTTGAATCTGTAACTGCTTGCAATGTTCATATTAGCACAGCATTGAGCTTAGGAACTGCAAGTTTTGTCAGACCTTCATCCGAAAACAATGGTCTTTTTTATCAATTTCAAAACAATGCAGATCTATTATCATTCAGAAGAGGTCAGCTTTATCATAATAATCGGTATCCATATATTGATTTTTCAACAATGGTTCAAATGCCCCCCTATGATGGACCTTCTGACTATGATACGACCGATTCATGCTCATCCAATACTTCAAGCTCTACTCCAGGATCTAGCAGTGATCATCTAATGGGGGTGGCCACGTTAACAAATTATGCATACACTAGCACTCTAACAGCATTAAGTCCAAATTCGAAACGTTATTTTCGAAGCTACCAAGATTATATTACAAGTGTTAAAGGATGTGTTGCATCATTTGTGCCACCTGTTATTACGCCGCCCCCACCTCCACCTCCTCCTCCACCTATGATTAAAACAACTGATTTAATTCTCCATTTTGAAGCAAATCAAAATACAAGCTGGCCCGGTTCCGGTTCTATTTGGTATAATATCGGAACAGGGGGACCTAAATATAATGCTATCTTAGGAGCAGATATACCTCCTGTTTATCTTTCAACACCAATTAAATCATTCCAATTTGAATATAATCAAACTACATATGCAGACAACTATAAAACTTTTAATTATATTGCTTGTAAACGACCTCCTTCAATCGGTGATGATTTTACATTCTGTGCTTGGATACAAACAACAAATGTTGGTTACGGATTTAATCACTATAATTTGATGCAAATTGTTTCTACTGAAACTGCTAACGTAAATAATGATTTTGGTTTTGGTGTTGATGCTGCTGGCTTCCTTGCATTTGGTAATGGTTTATTAGGTGGAACTGATATAACTGTAAGTTCTCCTATTCCAGTTAATACTGGAAATTGGTGCTTTGTTGCAGTTACACGTGAAAAATCAAATGGTCAAGTTATTTTATACATTAATGGTCTTCCCGTTTTGCAAACAGTATGTAATGCAGGAAATACACTAGATGTTGCTGGATATATTTTATTTGGAACTGAAGCTGATTATCCTGGTTTTACTTTTGGTGGATCCATTGCAGCTATCTTAGGAAATACTAGCGTTCTAACAGCTGCTCAAGTGCTACAGAATTATAATGCCCAGAAAAATAATTATTCGGATTACACTCTTTACAGTAGTAGTTTTATCAGTAGTGGTAGAAGTATATATAATACAATCAATGGTCCACAAGATGTATATCCTGCAGTAAATCTTCATGCAGCAGAAGAGAATGGCCAAATGATTATTATGGATACTCCATATTATGATGTTCCTGCAGGTTTTACTTTTCTTTCTGGTTGGAATTGGAACTTATATGATCCTGATTTATTTACAATTAGTAAAACTAACAGAACAGGTGACACAATTACAGCAAAACTTGATTGTAATAATATTGCTGTCGGTGACCGAATAATACGCTACCTAAATGATAAAGTTATGTTTAGTGTTAAACATACTAAATGGGCAGGAATTCCTGTTTTTGATGGTGTTGGTGTAGCAAGTTCTTCTGTAACATATTTGGATTCTGGTAACTTTATGGGAAATACGGATGTTCAGTCTTCTGGTTGGTATGATGATGGATCTTTTTGGGATAATGGTGCTCAGGTTGATAGTGCATATTATGCTCCATACCAAATAAATACCCAAATAATTGATGTCCTAGTTGATTATGTAAATGATCAAATGTGGTATCGTGTAGCTGGAGGTCCTTGGCAGGGTTAAAGTTTATACTGAATTGGTTGCGCTTTTGGTTCAAGTTCGTATTTTTTACTAAAGCTACGAATTTGCCCTTTTAGTTCTGGTTTGCATTCGGCAATTTTCTTAAGAATTAGACGACGACGATCTGCTAGAATATGAGAAGTCCAAGTAACTAGCATAGGATTTATTTCCATTTGTTGGTTTGTTTTTGTTGGTTTGCGAAATTTCTAAAATATCAAATTTTTGCAAGTTCAGCATTCATGATCTCCTTCCAGTCTGGTAGAAGCTGAATATGCAGAGTCTTAGGATCAAACGGATCCTTTACAAGTGACCCAATGAGGACAGGCGATTCGCTATATGTGTAACAATTGCCCGTAAGATTATCAATCCAATAGACAATTCCATTTAGGGCAACACGAATTAGATTCTTCTCAAGCATTTGCTTTCTAGCAGAAGTGGGTCTAGCTTTCAAATTTATTGTGATTTTGTATTTATTGCAGAGTAAATAAATATCCAAGCTGGTTGAGTTGTCCTAGAATTTCATCTCGGATATTCATCAAATCTGTGTCTTTTTTCGGATTAAATGACTTTGAAAACGGACCCTGCAAAAACTGGATTGCACCACGCAGATATGCTGATGCAGCTTTTTCTGACATATTCTTCAATGTTAAATTTCCTGTCGCAGGTGTCATCTTCGGTCTGCCATACTTACCCATCGAAACTTCCACAAAAAGATCAATACTTGTATCTAATTCTGCAAGAATCTTGTCTGTTGCCAAGTGACGGCTGTGCTCCCGTGTTTGCCAATGGTAGAGCTTGATCTGGTTGCGGATTTCCAATAAAAATTGAACTTGTCTTGCACTCATCTATACTTTACCCAAAGAAAATGCCCTGCTCCTTTTGTGAAAAGTATATTCCCAGTCTGCCAAAAGCATCTCATATATTTGAGTCGTGCCCTTTCCGTCTGAGCACAACGTGTCTAAAATGTTGCTTAAAAGGTCATCTTGCATCTGATTGCACGATTGAAATGAACTGGAAGCGACCTGTTCATATGGAGGATCTGATTTCAGATGAAGATAAACGACGTTGGCATATTGTAACAAAGACACCCATTAAGCATACTCCGCTTACCAGGTCGCATGATCTAGCAGTTGCAGATGTGGAAATTTGTAAGGCGGATACACATGAAATCGGTGACAATGATAAGAAAATCCGTGCATTTATGAAGGAAAATAAGATTCCCTCAACTCATAAGGAAGTTGATAACAAGAAGAAGATTCTTGATTGGGCTATTTTACGGGGAGAGCGGATAAAATTCATCTAAGAAAATAAAACATAGATTCAGATATGGACGATAATAGTGTAGAGTTTTTTAACTTTATTTTGAGGACGGAACCGAAGGCACCCCGATCTATCCAACTTGAAATTGATGTGGATGATGCCCAAGGAATGTTCGAATTCTTTTTGATGTTTATGACACATGCTCTTGCAGAATGGTATGGAAAGCCTGTGAATCTTGCAAATATAACAGAGAAGAAACTGATTGCTTTATCTGAATATTATGCGTCTTTTGGTATCCAGTTCAAATGTGTTTCAGAACCGGAACCTGATATCTATATGCTAGATAATAAGAAATATCTTGACGAGACACGGTTAGAAAATATGCGTTTTCAAGCAGTGTCGGGTGGAAAGTTATGGACAATCTCCTTTTCTATGAATTTAGTCTAAATGCAGTATTTTTACTCTTGCAACAACAATTAATGCTAGAAGTGCAAATATACTTAGAGCAGCAGTTGCCATATAGGGCTCATGCTGTTTTTTAAAGGTATGGTTCTGAAACTCTTCTTGCAGCTGGCATCTAATAGATTTCTTCTGCTTATTGTCAAATGATGAATCTGCAACAATTTGTTCCATCTGACTAAGGCTAGCATTCACTAAATTATTGGGATTGCGCGGATCAGTATCACTGTATTCAGAAGGAATTGCTGCGCGGGCATCTTGTCTGACAAGGGACATTCTACTCTTCTGTTGGATTCTTTTTGTTTTTTTTTGATTTTTTTTATTTTGCATTATAGTTTATGATTTACAGGCGGATTCGGGAACGCCGGACTAAAACTAGCACCTGTATTATCATTGGGTCTCTGGTGAAAAAATGCAGCTCCTGTTTCTAATGCTCTAGCATATTGTGTCGGAGGAAAAGGAGTAGATGCCCAAGGACCAGTTGACTGCGGTCCCGTAAACATGCCTCCATTTGCTAAGGGTGGTCCTAGCTGGGCTGTTTGTGTTACTTGAGTTGCAGCGACAGGCCAGCCTCCAGCAGTTGCACCCCAGACAGTTGTGGGAAGCCACGGAGCCATGCCGCCCCGCTGCTTATATGTTCTTCGCTGCCTTTGTTGCCTTTGCTGCTGCTGCCTTTGCTGCTGCTGCCTTTGTTGCTGCTGCCTTTGCTGCTGCTGCCTTTGCTGCCTTTGCTGCTGCTTCTTCTTTTTTTGAACCTTTTGTCTTTGCTTTCTTGTTAATGCCATCCTATCTTAGCTTGTTGTTTTTTTGCTTTTTGCTTTTTGCTTTTTGCTTTACAGGTAAGTTCATATTTCATAAATCATTTATTTTTCTTTTATAAGATGAGTGATACGCAAGAATCAAGATCTGCTCGGGTTCGTCTAATGGTTGAGGAAGTAACTACGGCTCTCCTCTCCAGTTCCGCCGCTGTTGTCGCTTCACAGTTTCCCAACTACCAGACCGAGTTTCCTCGGTTGTTTGCCATGCTTCTTGTTCCGAATTTTGACAGGACGATTCTGGAGCGACTAATTCAACAGATGGAGCAGGTTGAAAAGGGGAAGACAACCCAGCATCAGGCGTCTGTCTCAGTTGGAACTGTCCTCGTGGATACTTATGTGAAGGGTAAAGTCCAGAATAAGTAGAATTTGATCCAAAATTAGAAGAAAGTAATTCTTGTGATAATTTTTCTAGAAGAAATTCAATTGTATTTTCTTTATACCACTTATTTATTTCAATGTGATGCACCTGGCACCAGTCAAGGCTATGGAGGATGTTTTCTTTGATTTCTCCTCTAAGTATTTCCGGTGTCTTATTTTCAATTACATGCAGTGTTCTCTTAATTGCTATAATTTGAAGTTCAGATAAAATCTGAGAAAAATCCGTAATCTTCTTCTGAAAATCTTGAAATTCATTTTCATGTTGAATTTCTGGATTTAAGAATCCAATGATTGATCCTGTCTTATTAACTGCCTTTTCTAGCAGTGCAAGAATTGCTGTATCCTTACCCAAATATCCCTTGCAGACTAAATATCTTTCTGAATTTGCTGCTCTACTTGTCTTTGGCTTAATAATTGTCCATTCGCGGAATTGTCTCGTTGTTAAATACATAAGTTCAATTGTTGGTTGCAAAACAGTATCAAATAACTTTACAATTAGAATACCTCCTTTCTTAAGAACTGATAATCCTAACAGAATTTCTGATACAAGAAGTTGAATAACATTTTCTTCTTGATTATCAAAATCATTTGTGAAATCAAAACCTCCATCGGCCGTATACAAATCCGCACCTTCTTTATCACCCTTCTCTGCAAAGAGCTTCCTAAAAACTTCGTGATTCTTGCAGTTATATAAATTACCTGTTTCATCTTCACCATACGTGATTTCAACTTGCGGATTATCATGCAAGAATGCTTGCGATTTTTTCCATCCGGGAATATTCTTGTCAGTAGATCTCAGTGTCATTGCCAGACTATACTTCAGATTTCTTCCTGTATTCTTAGCAATATCAACACACGCTTCTATAAATCCACCCGGTCCTTCCGCTGAATGCGCTGTTGTAAACTCTGCTGGAATATCATTAATAAAATCTAGACTCTGCCAAATCTCTATCATTTTATAATAAGAGCGGCTTAAAGGAATTTTACGGGCAACACTATATTGCATTCGCTTGGCCAAAGATAAAAAGACAAATTCATACGGATTTGTGATTTTTTTATATTCATCCCAAATGCTTTGATGATCCATATCATCAATGCGGCTTTTGAGACGATGAAGTGTCATTAAAACTGGAGTTAGTGCACTTGTAAATCGTATTTTTGATTTTTCATTTACAAGTCGGATGCTTGTTGATAAAAAATGAGTTTGTGGACCACCGGGGATCCATGTTTTATCAGCCATACTTTAATAACTTCGGGTTTGTTTAGAACCTGCCGGAAAATTTGAACTTAATGTAGCATATATACTAAAATAGAATGTCGTTTATTATTTTCGGTGGAGTCCGATATCAAATGGAACGACATGCTGTTTTCTGTAAGAAATGTTGTGAAACAATTGAAAGTAAATCAGTCCATGATTACAAGATGTGCTCTTGTAATTCTGTGGGTGTAGATGGAGGTTCTCTAGCAGGAAATCATATTCTAGGTAACCTATCTCATATGGAACCTAGAAGTTTGTATAGTGCATTTATTGGAAATAAGAAAATTTGGCTTCCTGATTGTGTTGTTCAACAAAAGTTTAGGGAAAGAGCTACACAAAATCTCGAATCTTGAATTTATTTATTCCTGCCGGTTCCATGAGAAGTGGTCTTGCTAGAACTTCGCATCCTGTATACATTTTTGAAGGGCATGTTTCATCGTGCTGACATTTCTTGATTATCGGTGCAGGAAGAGGAAATGTGAAATTTGCAATCGTGCTTCTTAATGCATAATGACGAGTCTCGTAACTGTGCAGCCAATATTCCAGCTCCATCATAACATCTTTTTTTTCATCCTTGTAAAGTCTTTCCTGCAAGGTTTTTGCATTTCTTAAGAATTTCATCTTATGACCTACCCATACTCTTGCATTATGACTTGCTGTTGCCATATGATTTCTTAAAAGAACAGTCTTGTGTTTCCTGCAGGAAAGACAACTCGTATTCCATTCTGGAATATCATACGGATCTATTATTTGCAGCGACTGCATTCCTACTTTCCTACTTTAAAAGGTCCATATTTCTTAAATATAATCTTACCATCGCTCCAGCAGGTCCGCCCATTATGGCACTTAATCCTTTCTGTGGGGACCACAGTGATAGGGCATTCTTTTCACGGACATCTTTCTTGAGCTCCATTGTGCGCGGATCCATAAAGATATCATGCACTGTTTTTTGCGCCTTATCGAAATCTTTTCTTGAAACCTCGGCAGTAAAAATCATGTATTGAAAATGCATATTTGGTTCGGGGTAATTTGAGTGACTTGATGTATATGCTAGATCACGGTGCAGAGTCAGGTTCTTAAGACTTGTTGGATGAATCTTTCCTTCTTCTTCTGCTTCTCTTTGCATTGTATACTTCAAGATTTCATGCAGAAAAGGTTCATGCTCTCTAGTCTTTATTAAACGCTGTGCTGCCAACTTTTCCTTCTCCTCTACTTGACCCTTAATAGGTTCCCAGTTATTCTTGTCATTTGGTCCGCCAATCGGCTTACCCCAACGGTGGACAATTACAAAACATTTCGGTTTTCCTTCCCCCTTAATTGTTAAAAATACACAACACCGGAGAAAGACTTTTGACTTTGATTCCGGCATCTCAACATAGACATAATCTTTATCATATTTGTCAAAGTGATACATACCCAACTTTGCACCGGGCATAAATATATTCCAGAAAGTATGACTTCCATCAGGTGTTTTCATCTTTTCATTGGCTGTCATGGCTCTACTCATTCACAAGAGTTATTTCCATCTCTTCGTATTCTACATCCGTCTCCTTCTGCTGAGGAATCTGTGCCTCAATCCGGAGTCGGGGCCCTGAACAAGGTCCATCCTTATCTTCCGCTGTTCTTGCATCATATAATGCTCTTTCTTCATCTTCTTCATTAAACTCCTCTTCTCTTTCAGCCTTTGAAGGACCTGCACCCGATTCACCAATAAACTTCTTAAGGGAATCTTCATCTAGCAGAATACTTGAGTAAGATGTTCCACCACGAATAGTCTGACCCGTCATGATATTTGCTGAGACTCCCGTGATCGGATCTAATTCACCGAAGAGGGCGGCCCTCAACATAATATCCTCCGTCTGCTCAAAGGAAGCCTTTGCCAAAGGTCCAATGTTATTCTTGTTAATGCCATATCTGTCTACAGTCATGAGCCGGCCTTTCGAGCAGATCACATCACAGAGTAGACCAAAGTGGCGGTAATTTACGTTATTATCTTCGAACAAGGAACTCATTTCCTTTAGTAGCACAGCACGTGTTGCCTCAACTCCTAGATTTGCATAGATATCGTGAATATTGTTGCTATACAGCTTATAAGGGTCAATATCGGGGTGGCACATGACATCTAAGAAGTTTGTGCCATCCGTGTCTAGAACAAACTGATCAACTGCCTCATATTTGTCATTCTTAAATTCAACATAATCCTTGATCACACTGAACGTGACTGAGCGGAGACCTGTGATACCGCGAACAAGAGAATTACTTAGCAAATTGTTTTGTAGCTTCTTCAGCATAATGAGATCATCCATTGGATCCTGTTCTCCTTCCAAGCGAATACGGATTACTAGCTCATCCGCATTGTAATCTGTGTATGCTGTTTCGATTGTCGGGAAACGGCGACCCATAACATACACAATATCTTCCATCGTAATATTCTTGGTAAACATCTTATCGCGATCTAGCTCAAGACGCAAGATCCAAGGACTTCTCTTAATTACACCAGCTGCTTCAGAAGATGCAACTGCATCCGCTGATCCTTGTTCAACTGACTGATCCGGCAGACCTTCATACGCCAAGAAGAATGAAAGCCATTCTTGATCATTCGGAATCACTGTAGATGAATCGCGGGGATCAAAGTAAATACGAGCAACAGTCACTAGATCCATTAAGAGTGTGAATTCTAATTCTTGGGCAACACGACGCGCCTCATCTTTTGACTTGCGAATTTCCGGTCTCAAGTGGATTGTAAGCGAAGACGCCTTCGGATTTCTTGTTGCTTTGAGAAGTTCCTTCAGACGAGGAATACCACGAGTAACGGCCGATTTTGCAGCTACACCCGCCAAGTGAAAAGTGTTAAGCGTCATCTGCGTGGAGGGTTCTCCGATAGACTGGGCTGCAATAATACCAACCATTTCACCCGGCAAGCACCATGCAGACCAGTTGCGATTAATAATCTGCGTAGCCAAGATTTCTAGAGCTGCTCTTGTATAGCCCCGGCGCTGAAGAGTCTGCGGATTCATGTGATATCTTAGCAGAGCCAACCAAATCTTATTTGTAGGCATTGTTCTTTCTGCGATTTTTGCAATTGTCTGCAGAACAAGCGAACCGGGCACTTTGTTCGGCTCATCCTGATTGAGATTAAATTGTAGAGCAATATTCTTTATTGTGCGGTCAAGATGCACCGGACCCGCAACCGTCTGCTTATCCATCTTAATCAACTTGCTTCCGAGCACGCCTTCAACCAGCATTCTGCGATCAGCTTTTACGGCCTCGACAAATGCCTGTCCCTCTTCGCCTGCATCTGGCACGGAAAACTGCTCCTCAATGTCTTGATCTGACAAGCCACCCAAGTTCAATGCTTGATACTCAATCTTCGTTGAATTTGTTCCATCTTCACCGTAATTGAACTGGATAATCGTGCCCGCTGCATCACGAACAGTCTTATCGTGCTGGGTCATCAAATCTTCCATGGCTTTCACTAGCTGACGCTGCAAATATCCAGTATCAGCGGTCTTAACTGCAGTATCAATCAGACCTTCACGTCCCGACATCGCGTGAAAGAATGTCTCTGAAGGAGTTAGTCCCTTGATGAAAGATGATTCGATAAAACCACGAGCAGCTGCACCATCATCATAGCGCTTGAAATGGGGAAGTGTGCGATCCTGCAAACCATACGGAATACGCTTACCTTCTACGTTCTGCTGACCTAGAACGGCAATCATCTGCGCTACATTTGTGTTCGAACCCTTTGAACCCGCCTTAATCATGTTTGTCATGCGATTGTTATCTGCCAATGAATTACGACCCAGCTTACCTGCATTGTTTACAACCTGATTCAATTCTCCGAAAATAACACGTTCAAACTCTTCCTGATTGGTGCGACCGCTCGTGTTATCAAAGAGACCCAAATGAACCTGCTGGATAATGTTCTCAATTTTCGCCTTCAGTTCATTCATGAGCTTGTCAATTTCTGAGCGGGTGTTTGCATCTGCAATCAAATCACTGAGACCCACTGAGAAACCCGAGTTAACTAGGTGAAGAGCTACAATTCTCTGCAGGGAATCCAAGAATTCAACCGTCTTCTGAGGACCATAATCATTGTAAATAAGGTGAATCAGTTGGCTAGAAAAGACTGATTTGTCAAAGACACCCTGATTTACAATACCATTCTTGATACGAACAAAGTTATCTGACTTGGGATTTGACTTATCACGCTCCTCATCATACTGGCCGTTTGGCATATCCAAGTTTAGCGGTGGTAGAAGAACAGAGACAATCTGCTGTCCAAGCCAAATTTCACCATTTTCAGCCGATGAAGGAGGTGGCAGAATACCTGTCCAATTGGGCGTAAGGGTTAACATATTCATGACTTCACGCATGGTCAGTGTAACTGAACGGCGCATAAATCGGTTGACACCTACTAGTGTATCCTGCACTACGGATACAATTGGCTTAGAATCACGCGGTGATACAATCTGCAAGGGAACAGCCGCAATCTCCCTCAGTTCCATCGCCGCCTCTTCGCTCTGTGGTGCGTGCAAGTTCATTTCGTCACCATCGAAATCTGCATTGTAAGGTGCTGTTACTGAAACGTTAAGACGGAATGTGTTATAGGGCAGCACGCGAACTTGGTGACCCATCATGCTCATTCTGTGAAGAGATGGCTGGCGGTTGAAAAGCACGTAATCGCCATCCATCAAGTGACGATTCACAATATCACCTTCGTAAAGTTGGAGATCCTTGCCCGTCACGTGCTTCAAAGAAATCATGCGGTTATCTGCTACACGAACAATAGTCTTTGCTCCCGGATAGACATCCGGGCCATTTTGAATCAGTCGATAAAGCTTGTTAATATTATATTGGGTGACACGTTCAGGATAGGATAGATTCTGTGCAATTTTGATCGGCACACCGATTTCCTTAATGGAGATATTCGGATCGGGCGTGATAACTGTGCGTGCTGAATGTTCAACACGCTTTCCTTGCAGATTATTGCGAATACGACCTTCCTTTGAACCGAGACGCTGCTGCACTGACTTTAGAGGGCGACCAGAACGCTGGGCTGATGGAGCTACCCCCGGAATTTCATTGTTGATGAATGTTGCAATGTGATACTGAAGAACATTGGTCCACTCATCAATTACCTTCTTCTTAACATTCTTCACAATCTTATCTGCTAGAAGCGTGTTAGTCTTGATGATATCAACCAACTTCTGTGTTAGATCATCTTCTGATCGCTGGTTGTTATCCTGCAAGACAGAAGGACGAACCTGCGGCGGCGGAATGCTCAAAACAGTGCACATCATCCAGTCTGGACGGCACCAATAACGACTGAATCCCATGAAATCCACGTTTTCATCTGAAATGCGCTTTAAAAGACGATGAACATATTCTGGCTCCAAGAACTTTCTGAGGGAAATCAGAGTTGCAGTCTTCTTGCCCTCCTTATCAGTTAAGTTGCCTGTCTCCGTGGCACCTTCAGGTATCTCTGATCCTGCAGGAATTTCCATATCCTTCCATTCAGCGAAAATCTTGCAGATATCATCTTCAGTATAATTACGGGGCTGACGGGCACCACAACCATCCTCGGATCCTTCGCCGCAACGACTGATCTTTTGGCACTGAATGAGAACCTGCTTCCAGCGTGCTTCCCCCTTCAATTTCAGGAGATTTGCATGCTTCCCCTTATCAATGAGAAGCTTGCCGCATTTCAAGCAGCAGCAGCGAAGCACCTTTAAAATCATCTTGAAGAACTGGATGTAGTAGACTGGGCGTGCAAGTTTATAGTATCCCCAGTGGCCTTGGCACTTGTGGTTGTTCTGAAAGCAGCTGCGGCAATTCTTGCCATTCTCCAAGACACCCATGCGGGGATCAAAGAGGCCGCCGATTTTACCTTCCTGAGTATTATGATTCGTAATTTCTACAACTGATCGGCGAATAATCTCATCGGGACTAAAGATACCGAATTGAATACCGACAATTGTCTCTGTTTCAGAAGTGCTCGGAAGAAACGGCATCTATCTGACCTATGCTTGGTTTTTTTAAACTGTGGATAGGGTCAATTTTATCCTTTATTCTTAAATAAATTCTTTTAAGTAAGTAAATATGGTTAACTCTAGACCTAGACGTCATTCAATACTCCCTAAAACGCACACAACTGTGCGCGGACCTGGAGGTGAAACTCGTTATGCTTCTCAATCTGCAAGCAATTCTACTTCACTTGAAAATAATGCTGGAGTTGAACGGAAAATTGAGGAGCTTAGAAAGTATATTTCTGAATTAGAATCACTTATTAGGAGTCATGAAACGATACCAGAATCAGGAGGAGTAGTATTCACGTGGAGGAAAACACTTGAACAAGCAAGAAACCAGCTTGCTGAATTAGAAGGAGGACAAAATGGGCTTTGCAAAAGAATTTGGAATGGTGCCAAGTATATCCTCACATGTGGTTCTCATAGAGCACAAAGAACCCGTAAAGCACGTAAAGGAAAAAGTAGAAAGCAGAGGCAGAGTAGAAAGCACCATTAAAAATTTGAAATGCCCACGGATCTAATAGTCTTATAAAACGACTACGAATGGTTGCATTTGATTTCTTTTTAGGAAGTATGTCTACTTTCTGGTTTATTACAGTATGGATCATGTTTGCTCATAGAAATAATAGAGAACTTTTAGCTGATCTATATTCTATATGGCTCTATCTAGCATGGATTATAATAATTCGCTTCGGACTACATATATTTTCTTAGCACAGTAAAAAAGCAATAAAAATTGAGTTCTTATTGTGCATTTAAAATTGCCAATGTCTCTTGAAATTATCATTGGTCCTATGTTTGCAGGCAAATCATCTGCCCTTCTATCTAGGATCCGTAGGAGCAGAGCAATCGGAAAGAATGTAATGGTCATTACATCTTCACTGGATAATCGTTATTCGGTGAAGTCAGTAACAAGTCATGATAAAGATTCTGTTGCCGCTCTAGCAGTTGATTCGCTTGTTCCCTGTCTAAAGATGCCCGAGTTTCTTGCAGTTGATCTAATTATGGTGGAAGAGGCCCAGTTCTTTTCAGATCTACGGTGGTTTGTGGAGGAAGCCCTAGCTCTTAATAAAAACCTTGTTCTCTGTGGTCTTGATGGTGATACGGAGGCGCGGCCATTCGGTCAAATTCTAGACTGCATCCCTCTAGCAGATTGTGTTACTAAGATGACTGCTCTATGTGAAGTGTGTGCAGATGGAACACCGGCAATCTTTACTGGAAGAAGGGTCGCTAATTCTAAGAGTGAAATTATTTCTGTTGGCGCTGCTGAAACATATATTCCTTTGTGCCGGCGGCACCGTTAAACCATCAATCCTGGTAGAGCCATCATTACAATGACTACACCTGAAACTATCCAATAATATTTCAAAACATCTTCTTGCCGAACTTCAGGATTTGCTTTATGAGCTAGATATGCAAATGCAAATCCTAATCCAATAATAATTATTAAGGAAATTGGGACTAGAACATAAAATAATAATTTATCATCACTACTCAAATATCCACCCCTCTGTTTCATTTACTTTTTAAACATATTTTAAATCTACTGTAAATCACTTAAGTCTTTCTTAAGAATATATCTTAAAATGAATCATTCGCCCTCTTTATCTACTGTGAATGAAGATCGGAAGAAAAGCATTGAAAGGGACGGATTCTACGAGGAGACTGCAACAAGTAGCGATGTTTCTAGCAAATATCCTTTGACTGAAGTTTTATGGGCTGGATCAACTCATGTCTGTGAAGAAGTTGTTATTGCAGAGTCCAAGGAATATGGACGAATGCTTTTTACAGATGGAGAGCTGCAGAGCACATCCTACGACGAACCTATTTATCACGAGCATCTAGTGCATCCAGCAATCATGGCCTATAAAAAGATCTATGGTGATAAGCCATTGAATGTGCTTGTTCTAGGTGGAGGAGAAGGTGCTACTTGCCGTGAGCTTCTGCGCTATTCTCGATCATCTGTGAAAAATATAGTTTGGAATGATTTTGATAAACAGCTCGTTGATCTCTGTAAAACGCATATGAATTTTTGTGCAGGATGGGAAGAACAAGTATATACGAATCCAGAACGATGCGTTCGCGTATATCTTGATGCACTAACCTTGCTTCGGGATGAGACATTACCTCCATTCGATATTATTATCTCAGACTTACCAGATCCCGTTCTAGGAGAAAAAGATGGTCTATACGGAAATGAGTTTTGGCGACTCATTTTTGCTCGAACTGCGCTAAAATGTGTAGTTGTAACTCATTGTGGCCCTGTCTCTCCCGGAGCGGCCTCTTCCGGCGGAGGTATGACTCTACATAATTACGTTACGCAGGGCATGATGGATGCCGGATTTGTTACACCGGTGCAGGGTAAGGTTGCAATTCCTTCTTACCAAAGTGAATGGTCATATGCTCTTTGCACGAAAGATACTGAAATTGGATACTTGATGCTTGAAGGGCAGACTTTTCCTGAAGGACTCAAAGTTCTTGATAAGACGGCACTGCAGTCCTTCTTCTTAGTTCCATCATATTACAGAACTTTATAAGTGTAGTTGAAAATTTTATAATTTTCGGTTTTTAAAATACCTTGTTGACCCTCGATAGGGAGGCATGGATGCCAAAATACTTGATACAACGCGGATACTGGCTTTTGATTTTGATTTGTGTGTTTGTGATGGCACTGGATTGTTTGATTTATTCACGCAACTCCTTGACATTTATCAGTTTATTCAACTGAATAAGAACACAAGTCAAAATCAAAAAGCCTTAGATCCTAATTTAATTGCAGCCGTTGAAAATGCGTATCAATCTTTAGCATTTGATGTCGCAGCTGCAATTAAAAAGGGTGAACTTTGGTTAACCCGACCTGGTATACCACATACTTTTGATGTTGCACAAAGAATGAGACAAAAAGGATTCTTAGACTATATAATGTTTTATTCAAATAATTCCTGCCCCGAATTTCTTTCCTTTGTTGAAGCGGTAATTCGTCTTTCAAATCTGAATCTCTTTTCAACTAAGAAACCCGTAGTGTCCCTCATCTTTACTGCGGAAACGAGCAGTAGAATGAAGGTTGAACGAGCGCCTCAAGGTATGCCAAATGCACGCGAAAAAACTAGAAATGGTATTATTCAATGCTTAGAAGATCTTGATTTACCCGTTTCAAAGTCACCCGATATTTTATTTTTTGATGATATGCTTCATAAGGGATTAGGTCTTTCCTTAAAGCAAGTTGAACCCTATTATACATTGTCTACGGCAGACCAGATTCATAAAGTATTTTTTGATTCAATGGAGAAATCGGGATTATATAAGAATGGAGCTTTAAAGACTGAATGGCAGAACTTGGGAATTAAGAATTCATTAATGAAACATACTGCAGCTGATTTTAAAGACTGGTTGTATACGCAGAAACTTCCAACAGAATTTAATTCAGATCAGTTTGCGAAAGAGAAAATAATTTCCGATAAGATGGCGACCGAAATATACGAATTCTGCGGAGTTCAAGCAGTCAATAAAAACAAAAGTAGAAAAAGACGGGGGAAATATAAGCAATAATTAGGATGAGCGACTTGATGGCCAATGCTTCGCCGCCAAAGAATGATTCACCACCTAAACCAGCGGATGGTGAAAAGAAACCCGCTGCACCTGAGCCCCCGAAGGTTAAGAAGTTTTTGAACGGCTGGACACCCGAACTTGACGATTTAATGGCCGAATGGGCGGACAAGGCCGCATGTTACCGCTGGATGCACGAACGCACTGAGAAATTATTTAGCAGCCGTAATAGTTGGATCACAATCCCTGTTATTATTTTAAGCACACTAACAGGAACAGCTAACTTTGGCCTAAATTCTATTTTTGGTGACAATGCTCAAAATGCGCATTATGCGACACTGGCAATTGGTGGTGTTTCTATTATTGCCGGAATTATTACAACTCTTGGAAATTTTTTGAGATATGCACAAGGCTCTGAGGCTCATCGTGTTTCCAGCATATCATGGGGTAAATTTAATCGTCTCATCACTGTTGAACTCCGAATTAATCCTAATGAACGCATGGACTCTATGTCATTCCTAAAAATCTGCCGTATTGAATTGGATCGTCTCATTGAACAGTCTCCGCCTATCCCGGACTCGGTTATTGCATCGTTCCGCAATGAATTCGGTTCCTCCTTGGAAGTCAAGAAGCCTGATATTGCAGCGGCGATTGAGCACACGAAGGCCTTTAAGGATACAGGTGCTCGTCTTAAGAAGATGGCTGCCGAGGCTGCAATCATGGTGCAGCAGAAGAAAGGTGTTCTCCGTCAGCTTGTGGTTTCGGATATTGATGTTCGTATCAAAGAAGAAAATGACCGTATGAAGGCTGAACTCAAACCTATGCTTGAAGCAATTGCTAAAAAAGCGGCAGCAGATACAATTCGATCAATGAATTATGGCAAGGGATCGCGTGAACCTTCTCCTGAGCCTCCGGCAGGAGGTAGAGGAACTCTTTCAAACACAATTCATGCAAGAAAGGCGGCAGAAATTAAGAATGAATTAACACGGATGGCTTCTAGTGGAGTTGTATCTATGATGAAGAGCCAGTTCAAAATTGGAGCTGAATTGCCTATATCATTCACTGCACCTCAACCGAGTATTATTGGACAAGTGAAGGAAGAAGAGGAGGAAGAATCAAATACCGCGGCACCTGAAAGTATATCACTTCAGATTTCTGATGTGTCTGGTTCTTCTACGACTGTTACACATGATGTGTCTGGCCAAGATATAAATACACAATTACCAAAAGATGATAAGGACTCAATTGTAAGTCTATAATACGAAAATTTGATTTATCTTTATTCTTTAAATTAAAAGTAAAATGTTAAAGTCTGACTCTTCCATTTCACTTTCTTCAATTGTTTCAGAACCTGTTCCAAAATGCATTATTTGTCTTGAAGAGGAGGGCTCTTTATCCGAGCCCGTTCTTAGACCCTTGAACAGAAAATTTGCCAATGCTCTTTTGGATATCATAAGAAATGCTTAGCTTAATGGCATGGGCAACATTCTGCATTATGTCCAATGTGTAGAAATGTAAGTAAATTCATTACATTTAATGGAACCTTTGAACTAAAATTTACATTTTATCAAAAAATACTTCTTGGAATTTCTTTTCTTTCGGCAATTGGACTTGCAGTCGCTTTAATCATACAAATTGCAAAGTAGTTAAATATAAGTAAAAAGAAACTTTGTTTCTTTTAATGTGTGGCTGCTCAAAGGACAAAATAAAAGGCATTGAAACAACTCAATGGGGTCCACATTTTTGGAACATTCTTCACTTCTTCTCTTTAAAAGCTGGCACATCTCCTCCTGCAGTCCATGCAGAAGAGTTACGAATTTGGACACGAATTTTTCAATTAACAGGAAAAGCAATTCCGTGCGAAGAATGCCGGAAACACTATCATGAATGGTTCGAGGCGCATCCTGTTATTTTTAAGGGAATGCCTTACGCATCTGTTGCATCTTTTGTTCAGAATTGGTGGTTTGCCTTACATAATAATATAAATATCTTGAATGATAAGCCTGTATTTGATTTTGCAGACCTGCAGACCACATATGGAAGTGTTGATGTTCTTTTTGAGTTGGCAACAATTACCAATTATATTAATAAGGCTGCTGCTGCTAGTCAAGTCAAAATTTCTGATTACAAAGCTTGGAAATCAGAAATTTTAGTTCTTAAATCGCGGTATTATTGATTCTGTATGATTACGTCTTGGCTGTTACATCTACGCAGAGAAGCTGCTGATTATCCGGCGTCAACCATTCAATGCGCGTAACAATCTTGCCATTCACGCCTGTAGGAAATACAGATGTCGTTGTATTGGTGTAAGGGCCTTCCGTTAAGGGGCATGCCACATTTGAGCATAAGTCTTCAACTGTAGGTGTAAAAGGAATTCCATTAAAAGAAAAGGAATACTTAGCTGTGCCGGCATCCACATAGCATCCTGCAGGAATAACAAGATTTAATGTAATAGATGAGTCATCGCCAGGGACTACAGGATCGGGGAGAAGACTACCACTTGTGAACTTGAAGAGTGACTTTCCCGCAGAACAATCTTTAACTGAATTCTGCACAGCTTCTGCACCATTTGTCAAATTATAGAGGAAAATTGCTCCAATTAGTGCTGCAAGAAACCCCATTATTTACTTATGGCGGCGATTCTTTAACTTCCGTGTTGTCCTTAATACAATTTTTGGCGGTTTTTGCGTATTACTGTATTTTATAGTTAGAGCATGTAATGCCATTTCTTGCGCTCTTTTACTGCCTCTTGATGCGCTTATTTCTTTTAATTTTTTTTGGCGCTGTGCTTCTCTTTTTGCTTTTGTTTGTTTCTTATTTCTTATTACGTTTGGATCAAATGCTCGCATTGCCTCTTTTTGTTGTTTATTATTAGGATTTCCATTGGTTAGCAGTTTTTTGAGTTCAAAATTACCGTAATTAACTTCAGTAGCATTGCTATAGTTTGTATTAGCAGCCGCTGCTCTTTGTGCTGCTCTTTCTGCTTCTATTTGTTCTGCTCTTTCTGCTGCTCTTTGTGCATTTGGAATTCTTATAGATAATGCAAACATCACTCTATTTTAGGCTGGCCATTTTTGACTTCTTGTTTCTTCTCTTTCTCTTTCTCTTTTTCCTTCTCTTTTTCTCCCGTCAAAGAGCCAACAACCAAACGCGTAACTCCCGTTAAAATCATGGTGCCATACGATGTTTCTGTTAGCTGCATTGTATTAAGAATTATATGACACCAGGGTGAAGCAGTTGTAAAAAACCCACTTAATACTCCTTGAAATCCAGATGGAACGCAGATGTTTCCGTAGAATTGCGTTGAAACATAGTGAACACCATAAACGAGCACTAATGATAGACCCGTCTTCTTCAGTTCATCCATTCTTTCTAAAATAACTGCTGCTTTTAAAGGGATGTCTGAGGATGCCAAAGAATGCCCATGGTGCAAACGTTGGGCCTTAAAAGACGCAGCTTGTAATTATATTTTCGCTTGCGGTCTTGAAACTAAGGGAAAATTTAATGTTGGAGGGGGATGCGGTCGACCTTGGTGCTGGCAATGTGGTAAAAAGTTTTGTGGTCTGTATTATGATCCGACCACAGGCCAGAAAGTTGGGTCCAAAGATTCACATGATGGAGAATGCTGTAGGGCGGAGCCCGGATTCAAGCAGGAAGAGTTCTGTCCTGGTGGACATAATTCACATTGTGGTAACCGATGGTAACTAGGCAAACCATTTTCTAGCTGCTGGAGATTCAGTCTTCGCTTTTCTAGCAAGATCAGAATTTGTTGTTCTATATGTCTTTCCTTTTAATAAAAATGAATGCACACGCGCATAGCCCCACTGCTGCTCAGTAGCTCCGGGCCTATGCCCCGTTCTCCAGGCTGCCATCCCCCTGTTATACACCTTCTTGAGTATCGCTAAGGGAACACCTGTTGCTTCAGCTTTCTGCTTGAGGGACAGAGCTTTAGGAAACTTTGCTTTGAAGCGTTGCGTGTAAGACGAAGGCTTTGATTTGACTGCTTGATCTGTTTTAAACCCAGTGTATGCGTTTGGATTAGTCCATGACATGGAACCAAAATGTCGCATTTCCTTCAGTTTCTTTTTCTTCTGGGTTTTACTAAGACCTGCAAAGTATCTTGCAGGTTGATACATCCCTACTTTTAGATCACAGAACATTTGAAAGCGGCTCTAGTATATTTCCCAAGACGTGATGACTGCCACTTTTGCATTCTTGCCTGCTACAGACCAAGTATCCCAGCCATGAATATGTAGACATTCACCTGAAAGAATCTCACCAAACTGCAGTGCTGTTTTTTCAGGTGAGCAACTGTAGACAATCCATGGTCCATTCTGCTCGCAATAGGGAAACTCCTTCATAATATCGAGCGACCAATGCTTTTTGGCTTGGATTAGTGATCCTGACTCTGTATACGTAAACTTACGTATACCAGTATATTCATAATATGTGATATATCCAAGAACATAGTCATTAGGATGAGCAATTAGTTCCAGATTAAGTGGCTTATCAAGAGATAAAGCTCTTGAATATGGTAAAATTGTATATCCAATGTCTTTATCTCTGCAAAGAAGAGTAGCCATCTTTATAATAATGAATACAATAGATGTTTTAAGTAGCATCTATGATATTAATCTAATTACAATATCCCTAATAGTTAGCGTAATTTATATATGAATTGTTGGGGCTTGGGTGACCTTCATTTGACCCATTTTCTTTGTAATTGATGCAATTGTATTTTTCTCAGGCTTCTTTGAAGAAATCAAAGGCTTTTCTTTTGCAGAAGGATTTGCCGCTTCGGCTGCCTTTCTTTTCTGCCAGTAGGAAGCCCAATCCATTCCTTGCCGCTTAGCTTTGGGATTCTTCATATACTCTTGAATTGCTGGATCCTTCATTGTGCTTGTTAGAGATGGTGGTTGCTTCATAAAAGTCCAAGTTCCATCTTGGAACAGGAAGCCAGATGGAAATAGGTTAATTGTATCATATAGAGCACCTGTGTTTGGATCCCAAAGGTATTTCAATCCATTTACTTCCTTCCAGTTCCAATCCATTTCAGTCATTTTCATACAATACTATGAAAATTGATGTTTTCAATTTTTATTGGCACCACTCCATCTTAAACAGAGTCTTTTTCCAAATAGTGTTTCTGTCCATTCTGTGCATTTGTATCCTTGGCTGATCATAAATGCGGCAAAAAGCGGTCTAAATCCTCCAACTACTAAAAGAAAAATTATAAAATACTAAACTATCCAATCCTTAATCATTCTATAGTATAGATATAAAAAATTGAATATTTTATACACTTATTTTGGGTAGGGACACAATGCCTCTAGCACACACTTGTCCGCATTGTGATGTCTTCTTGCATGATCTTCTAGAAAATGCTTTACCACACGATTATCCTGAAAAGCAATCTATACGGGAACAGTCTAGAAAGAGATTAGTTCCACTTCTTGCAAAATCAATTAAGAAACTAGTAGCTGATTATCCCGTTAGTGAAATGCAAAAGATTTGGAATTCTATTATGTTTGAGGCACGAATCTCTGGAAAAATAAATTACCGTGTTGTTTCTGATATGCTAAAAGATACTTTAGCAGAAAAACATCTTGCATGGTCTTCTGAGTTAGAATATTTGGAAAGTATTGCTGTAGATGATGGTCTAATTCGGATGAAAGGATTAACTGAAGGAAGAATGATGGTTCTTGCAGAAGAATGGATTGCTTATTGCGTTTACTTAGTTTGGACTAATATGCCTTCATATCATTATAAACACAATTTTCCGAATGATCAAGAGGCACCAGAAGTTTTCCAATTTCGGTTGAGTTCTAAAATATACGATGGCGATTTGTATGACTAATTATTGATTACTAGGAAGCCAAACATATACTCAAAAATATCTGAAGATTATATAGGAATGTCTGTAACAGCAACAGAACCAACACTATCTTTTTTGAGGGAAGTTTCTCCAATCATTGCAAAAATGAAAGGAGAATCTACCTTCACTCCTGCATTATTTAGTGGTGACAAGGCAAAATTTAAAATTTTTAAAGGACTTTTCTTTCCAAAAGAGGGGGATCCTATTATAATCAAGTCGCATTTTCAGCATAAAATTCGTCCAGATGTAGGAAAAGTAGCGGTTGATGCTATGTTAGATGATCTTCGTATAACAAAGGTGGATCAAAAACGCGTATATCAGCGTGAAAAGAATGCAATAAATGCTGAGGAAAAAGCTGCAAGAGGACCTTCAAAAGCACAAAAGGGTTCTCGTGCAGGACAAAGATTTGTGAATAATGTAAATAATTTAGGCGAACCTTTACCAACGGGTCATTGGCGTTGGGATAAAGAAACTAAAGCTGAAGAAGAGGAAAGAAAAGCATACGAAGCATATAAAGAAAGACTAAGACAAGCACAGGCAGAAAGAGACTATAGTTTTAATGTAGAAGCGCCTCGTGCATGGAAAGAACGATTCCCGCATGAGCCTTATCCCGGTCATGGATCTTCTTATTGGTGGTGGGAACCTACCCAGCATGCATGGTTTGAATTTACTAAAACGCACAATTACAGAAGTAGATATCCCGGAGAAGGAAGTGGTGGAGGTGGAGGTGGAGGTGGAGG